TTATTTAATCCAATCCCTTATTTCTTTAATAGTTTTATAAGTCTTGGACCAAGCGCCATTCTCTTTTAAAAAGTTTTCACCCTTTTCAGTTAGTTCAGGACCTATTTTATATAAATGCGGACGATTATCTGAATAAAAAACACCGATTAAATATTCTTCTCGTTTTAAGAAGTTCACTGCTTCATCAAATTGATCTTCGGAAACTTCAAAGTCCATTTCTGTCAAAGGGGTGTTACCTTCATAGATCTCTTTAGCAATAGCATATCTCAATTTTTCTTTATCCAATATCTTCTCTCCCAACTATCCTTATATAAGGTTCATACTGATTGCCTTTTCATTATATATTTTTTCAATTTCTGATTCAGTTAATTCTCTACCTTTTTTTGTTTCTTCTTTAATTCTCTTCCATTCCGCTTTTAAAATAACTTGCTGAATTAATTCTATTCTAGAATAACAGTTTTGATAAAGCTCAACTTTATAAGCGTCTTGCTCAAGCAATATATCAAACATTTTTTTTATTTCATTTGATAATTCTTCTGAATAATTCTCATTCGGGTTTAACAAAAGACTTATATGATTTCCAACAGCTCTCAAATCATGGAATTTTGTTTTATAATCAAATGTTGTAACGTACTTTTTTTCAACACTTTCATATATAGAATAAGAAAACTCATTAATCAATTTATTAAATTCAACAAACTTATCCCTTAAACGATTGACCCATTGTATTCTTTGAGCACTTATAGTTTCAATTAATGTTGTCCTTCTAGAACTACGATATGAAATATATGCTGAGATACCTGTTCCTAATAAGGCAATTATAGCAGCAACAATTGAGACTTTTAATGTTAGCTCAGTATTTTTTGATGCTGCTTCAGCTGCTATTTTTGCCGCTTCGATATATTGATTACTATTAGTCAAATTAATCATCTCCTTCCGCCTTATTATCGACGAAAGATAATGATAAAGTAACCATTTGCAAAATTTGTCGAACGAAAGCAACTTTCATAAAATAAGTACCCCCAAGGGATGCCATGGTGTTATTTAATCCAATCTCTTAATTCTTTAATTGTATTGTATGTTATAGCCCAATCATTATTTTGTTCAAGATATTCCATGCCCTCAAAAGTAACTTTCACATGATTTAGTAGTGTCATTTTTACAGGATTACCCATCTCTAATGACAGTTGCATTTTCAATTAAATTTTTGCTTTGCATCATTTCTACAACTTCACCAAAAAACTGAAGATCAACATTAGCGTATCTTGGTTCATTGCCTTTGTCTATTTCCTTTAAAATACTATAAACTAGTTTTCTGCGATCCATTTCCTCACCCCCTCCTTATTATCAGTTACAGTTTAAGTTAATGGGACCATTCGCAGAATTTGTTGGACGAAGACAAATGAGTATCACTTTTTGTTTCTTTTTTTTCGGTTCTTTTTTGTTTGTTTTTCTTTTTTTATATCTTCTGTTTGTCCGTTTTTCTTTTCTTCAGTTTCTGATTTCTCTTCGATTATTTCTTCCAATAACATCTTATAACAACGTAATTTTGATGAAAATTCGGTTCTTTTTTTAGTGATCCGATGCCAAATTCCCATTATTATGAAATACAGAATAACAGCACAAAAAACAGCCACAGAACTTAAGTGTAATCCCCCATCTATAATCATTTGAAGCAGTTCTGAAGGCTTGATTGTTTTCTTTTCATCTATGTCTAATGCTATCTTTGAAAATGAATTAGCTGTTGCAGCGTAAAAAGCAATTAAACTTGTAATAATACTAACCGTACTTGTCATTACCGCTGTATTTATAGCGAAAGGAATTGGAGTTAAGTTAGAAGTATCGTTAGAAACTTCTAGACTACCATCTAATTTTTTAATTAGTTTATTTAGCTGATTTTCTTTAAGCTTTTCTTGCTTAAGCTTTTTTTTGAAATCTTCTTCATGCTTGATTGTAGATCCTTTTTTATATGGTGTACCAAAGTACTCAAGATATTTTGTTACTTCTGTAATCTCATCAAAGGGTATCTTCTCAACTTCATTTTTCTTTCGTTTGTATACCCTTCTCCAGAAACCCACAAAAAAACCCTTCATTTTTCACACCTCTTTTTTATACCAGTGGCTTATAATTTAGTTCTCTTTAATTAAAAAGCTCTTTAAGGTATCGTAGAACATAAAACGTACCCTTTTATCTACGAGAGCTCATTTGTTACTATTTTTTAAAAATTCTGAACACCTTCTTTTATAAAAAGCCTGTCCCTTGGCATTTCTTTCATCGGCTCTAATTCCCCTCTTTTAACTAACTGGTTTAGGTATTGACGAGTGAAGCCCAATAATTCAATTGCTTCGCTTGTATTAACGGTTTCCTCATTTAAGAACCGTTTAATTGCATCGCGTTCTTTAAGATTGTACATTAACATCATCCTCTTTGAATTCCCTGAATTGCAACAATAAACAATACCATTATACCTATAAAAATAACAGTATTTAAAGATTTTTTTGAAAACTCTTCTTATATTTCAATAAATAAACAACCTATTCATGCTAAACAGAATAGGCTGTGATCTGCTCTATTTTTCATTTTCAGGCGGGAACGTTCAATGTTCTTCTGCACAGTTCCTTTTTTAATCCCCAATAACTGCGCGATCTCTTCGGCAGACGGCGCAACGGCCTCCGCTATAATACAACGGATAAATGATTGACTTGAGTAGTTTTTTTCATTGTCATTGCTTCCCCTGCTTTTTAAATTCTGCGATTTCCTTAGGGGTAGCCTTTCGGACTCCGTCTGTGTCTGTCCTGTTTGCCACTTGAACGCCTTCCATGTTTTTTATCTCGCTGACTACTCCCAAATGCTCTAAATACACATGATCACCAATCTTGAAACGATTCAGTTTGGCCCGCTCCTCTGTCATGCTCCTGTATTCAGTCGCGGCTTTCATTTTTAATTCAGCCAGACACATTTGACAAAGGGTTACTGTTACAGAATTGCCGTTAAAATCAGTAAACGAAACCGATCTGACAGATTCCTTTTCCGGGTGCATCGTGCATGTTTTCTTCATAGGCGATGGCCGTGTAAATTCAATCATTCCGCTTCCTCCTCAAAAAAGTCGCTTCGTCCCTCTGACGTAACAGCAGATGAATGGGAAGTTCCATACACCCGCATTCAAACCGTCACAATTACATGGAGATTGCCTTTCCTTCGCCGTCTGACGGATTTTCATACATCCTTCATAGCTGTAAGCCTATATTCCTTTATATTCCCAATGCTTGCCGCACTTCCCTGTTAGGATGAAATTTCTAAAGGCTGTTGACCAGTTGCCGCATGTTGGTTCCATGCGAAAAGCCGTTTGGGCCGCCGTATCCAATTCATACGGGTGAATTTCAGCCCTCTAATATGTGTGTATGCTTTGTAAAGGAGGTGCGTCACATGATGTTCTAACAACCGATTCAACCTAAAGCTAACTCTTCCCCATTTCCCGATCATAAAATAAGTAAATTTACCCAGAACAAATTAATCATTTTGCACTTTCAAAATACTTATTTGTCTTTTTCTTCATTCTTCCATGGTAATATCTTGTTGAAGTATTTCGAATGAAAGGATTATGGTCATGAAAGTTTTCGAAGCAACCACCCTGCTGGCCGCTGCCAAACAGCGCGCGGGTGAATATAAAAAACTGCGCGGTCAGATGGTCAATCTAAAAAAATCGTTTCAAGGTATGGCTGACCTCGGTGACAGCGACTTTTCAGGCCGGGGCGCTGACAACATCAAAGCCTTTTTCCAAGACCACGCCGGCGTCACAGACAGCTGGCTTGATCTGATCGATATGAAAATCGCATTTCTCACAAGCCTTCCCGGCAAAGTCGAAGACGCAGGTCTTTCCGAATCTCATGTAGAAGAATCTTTTCTGGAGCATGAGCTCACCCACGCCCTCAGTAAATCAAAGGCAATTATGGAAGGGCAAAAAAAGGACATGGGGTCCATCCTCAGAGAGATCGAAGACATCATCTCGCTTGATCTGTTTTCAACCGAAAGCACAGATCAGAAGCTTTCTTCAGCTGACAAAAAAAGAAGCGAAACCATACATAAGCTCGGGAAGCTTGATCACGATCTAACGAAAGAATACACAGAAACCGAAGCGAACGAACAGTTCATTCAGGCCGACTTCCAACAGCTCCAAAACGCCACAGGCAAAGGAAAAAGCGCCACGCCGCTTCACTACAACGCCAAAGCATACCGAGAAAGCGACATCCATAAGAAGAAAGGCGATATCGCAAGACATTCGGATGCTTATTTGACGATTAAAAAGGAAGAAGCGAAAGAGCGTGAAATCAAGGATCTGAAGAAAAAGCTGGCCGATGGTGTCACCGATCCGGATGAGTTTTGGAAATCGCGAAAAAGATCGGCTATGAAAACCTTGAACCTGCTCAGGTGGAATATGTGATGCAGCTTGAACAAGCAAAACAGCTCGAAGAAGTCGGAGAAACGGCTTGGGATATCGTCAAAGGAATAGGCGTCGGCCTTTATGATGTGGGAAAAGACACCATAACAGGCGTCAAAGATCTCGCTGTCAGCGCATGGGATTTTTACCATCTCTCTGATAAACAAAAAGTCGCTAAAACCATATCGGCTGTGCTGAACACGCCCTCCTACGCAAAAATCATATGGACAAACCTGGCGGATTCATGGAATGATAAAATGGTTAACGGGGATGCGTATTCTAGATCACATTACATCACTTACGCCATCGGGAGCATCGTCGGACTAAAAGGTTCCGGCTCAGCTGTAAAAGTATCAAGCAAGCTCGCAAAAACAGGTGCCGCCAAAGTGGATTACGTCTTGGAAGCCGGAGAAAAAGCGGCTGTAAAACATGTAAAAACCGGGATTGAAAAAGGAAAAGACTATATTAATTCCGTTTCGAAAAACAAGTACGAACCCGCGCTTGCCGGAATAGCACAGGATATTGAAAATACTCACAATGTGAAGAATACGCCTTTGCTGAAAAGTATTATTGAAGAGCAGAAAGAGAGTGTGCTCAGAAAATCTGTGACTTCAAATTTTAGTACAGGAAAAAGCAAGTATACCACAGGTACAATGAAACATATTTATCATGGAGAAGTTAATAAACGCGGTAAAGCAGTTGGCTACCACCATGAAAGCATGATGGGTGGGAAGATTATACCAGGTACAGAAAAGAAACCTGACAAAAATGGAGTGTATATGGCGAAAGTTGAAGTCGGGTCTGTAAAAAAGATAGCGGATTCAAGTTTCTTTCCAAGAGAATGGAACCGCGCCGATGTATTAAAAGCAATTGACAAAGCTTATCATACTAGAAAACAAGTACGTTCAAATAAGTATAGGGGAGTCACTTCAACAGGAATTAAAATTGAAATGTATTTAAATAGTGACGGAACAATAGCAACAGCATATCCGTTATATAAAAAATAATCTTAAAGGTGACCGTGACACATGAAATATTCATACAGGTTTGATAAGGATCCATTTGGTGATATAAAAATAGTTTTACCAGAAGAAATCAGTCTTTTCTCTGACTTCATTGAAAATATTACAACAATAGAACAAACTGATGAGTATATAGAATACATCCAGAATGTTTTAAATGGGATACATGAGGATTTTGAAATTGATTTAAATGGGATAAGTGTATTGATAAAAAAAGATGTTACCGATGTTGAAAACCCTTTTTTAATCGATGACCCTTATAAAAACTCAATAGAAACAGACCAATTTAAAGAGTTGTTATTAATATGGAGAAATAAAATTCCTGAGATATTCAAAGATTAAGTACATTCATTATTCTACGCGGTGAAATTTGGTTCTTAACCTTTATTGAGCCGGTATTCAAATTTCCCACAGGACCAAAATATGAAAGCCTTTCTCATAAGAGATCGGCTTTCTATAGTGCGTGAAATTTGAGTAACATGTCAGACATCACTTGCCGAAAAGGTCGAAAGTATATTTTTCTGTTCTGAGTGATCCAAAAAACATTAGTAAAATAAAAAAAGGGCTCTCCAATCCTGATAGTAGACCTCCTAATGCCTTAAACAAGTTACAGAACAAATAAAACAACACATTGAATCCCTCAAGATAAAAGAATAGGATAGACTGTCTTCAGTCCGTAGAAATAGAAAATCACATCGAGATTGCGCGTAGTATTCCGTAAAGTACGTTCCTTTTTGACGCGTTTTCCTGTTCTATTTGCGGACATATTACCGCCTCCATTCGGTTAAGTCACCGAAATAAAAACCGCTACCTTGTCGTTGGTAGGACCGCTACCCTGCGCCTTAATACGCCTAAGTCATCGACCAAGTCAACGCAATAAAAAACGGCTAGAAACGTTGATATAACGCCTCTAACCGCCGTGGATGATTCCGACTGGGCTCGAACCAGCGACCTCTACCCTGTCAAGGTAGCGATTATCTTCTGATGCGAACAGACGTTTTATTTAGAAACCTTATTTTATAAGGTTTGCTGACAAGTCTTTATGATAAAAAATCTTCTGTTTTGGCTAAAAATGAACAAGTTGGTCCCCAATTCGTCCCCATCTGTCCCCATAAACTTTCACCTTGACAAACAAACATATGTTCGTTTATAATATTATTAAGCATTAAAAAAGCTCACCTTTTGGCGGGCTTTGATAACTTATAATTCATCTTCATCTTCAATTTCGAGGTCATCTAGGTCATCTAGGTCATCATATTCTTCAATTCCTGACGCCAATTGTCCATTTTCCTGTTCTATTCTTCTTAAAACTTCCTCAACTTTTGTTCTAATTATATTTCCCAATCTCTGTACAAAATCAATTTTTAGTTGAGGTGACCAATGATCTCTTTCGCAATTTTCTTCATAACAACTTATCAATAATGGAATGATCGTATTAAAAATGTATATAGCTATAGCATTATTTTTACGCGTTCCCGTTAGTTGCATAAAAGCATGGCCCCTATACTCTTGCGGCCATGTTTTAAAGGTTCCTGTTAGCCCTATTTCTAATAGTACTCTTTCAAATCCATACTGGATTGCAGGTCTAATAGCTTTCAACTCTTCATTATTGAATAGAAAAGTTAGTGTTCCTAAGATAGTAGATATTCTACTTCCTTCCCCTCTCATTGCATTTACCCTATCTCTAGTTTTCCCCATATAGCTTTCTAGCGCCGTTATATATACTTGTTGACCTTCAGACAGAGGCTCTCTTGGAGTATCTATAAATCGTTTAAATATCCAATACAACAAGTCTTCTGAAATATTAAATTCTAGCGGTGTTACATGTCCCCAACATTCTACAGTAAAAATATCTTTAACAATGGCTTTAGCTCTATTAATACCTGCAAAAACTATGCCATATAAACAATTATTCATTTCAACAACAAGAATATCAATAATAGTGGAGTTTATTCTAAGATCCTTACTTTTTAAAGTGCCGTCAGCATTATACCACTCTGCTTCATTTTTTTTTCTTTCGGTATACCCTTGAAAAAATAAATACTGGAGAGTTTGATTTTCAATTTGAACTCTTTCAAACTCCTCTAAACTAAAACCATTCACAACCCTTACTTCAGAAATTAGATCTTCAGTCCATCCACGAACACTTCTTCTTACTTCAGCACCTCGTTGAATTCTCTGACCGAATTCCTCTATATTTTGGAATGAATGGAATTCGAATATAGAAAAACTTAGCAAGTTAGATACCTCTTTCTCCTAGAAAATATCATTTCTAGCTTCAACTTTATAATTATTAGCTTTTATATCAAAGAACAACCATATAACTATGTAAAGAAAGAATCTTTTGATTTTCTTTTTAGAGATCGGTTCTACAGTTGGGATTATGCTCCCGTAATTCAAATCAAAAGATTTAGATAAGATTAAAACTTTAATATATAAAAGACTTTCAACTTTTTTTCGTTGAATAGCTCGATCAATGTCTACCTGAAATTTCATTTTTTCTTGAAGCAGTATTTTCCCTTTCAAATCCTGTTCATTGTCAATCTTATAGTCTAACCATTCAGGGATTTCAACATTTAATGACAATCCACCAAGTTTATAAATAAATGTACGCAAAAAAAGATTTTTATAATTAAGTTTACAATCTATATGGACAGTGATATGCCTATCGCTACCTTGCCTAACATAAAAATAACTATCTGACTTTCTGCTGTTATTTTCCAACCCTATTTCAAACTTACCAGGATATTTTAAAAACTCGATAACTAAACTGATAATAATTAAGACTATTGCTGAATTAATCGTAAATCCTAAATTAGGTTTATCTTTTATTTCATTTGCCAAAGTATCTGAAAAACGTGAAAGAAAAACAACGATGTCTATCTTTAAAAAGTAAACTATAAATATTGTAATAGCAGGACTAAAAATTGTCAAAAATTTTAATATTTTCTTTCTTATTTCGACTAGAGATTTTAACATAAACTTGCTTTCCTTTTTATAGAGAGATCTCTTTAATTAAATTTGTAACTTCACTAAGAATTGAAATATCGTCGATTAAAAGAACACCGTTATTATACAGTTGGACATTTGTGTAGATCCCTATTTTATCTGTTATTTGTAAAGATACAAACTGAATATCTATGCATTCATCTAATATAATCCAATCAATTTCTTTAAATAAATTTATTTTGCTCTTCTCTTTTTCTATTCCAGTTGATCGATTAATTTTTTGAATATAGTCATCAACATATTCAATACTTTCAGCAGGAATAGGATCAATAAATTTCAATTTGTTTATAAAAAGATTTCCTTTAACGCAACTATCTATTAAATTCATGAATTTACTAGATGAGATAATAACCTGCCTTAGATTTAGATTCTTAACTTTTTTAAGAAGATCCACATAATCATTTAACCCATAATCATAAGTGATCCCGATGATGCTTTCAGAAAAATAGATAAGAGAATCTTCTTTAAAAATTTCTTTTAGATGTTCAAAAGTTTCTTCGTTATTAAATAACTCAAATAATTTCATCTGCAACATCAGGATCACTCCTCTCAAAATTTTGTAGCTATTAGTATATATTAATCCAATTAGATGAAAATGTCATCAAAATAAATCTCCGAAATATTGGTTTATATATAGGTGGCAAACATAGGACTTAAATATCTCGTATAATCTGCTTAACTTTTGTAAGAAGCACGTCGATCTCTTAGTGCTGTACTTGCTGAAATTATCTTTCATTCGAAAATGGATGAGTTACAGTATACCGCAATACGTTTTTGCGGCATACCGCAATCACTTTTGATGTATACTGAGTGTATATTCGAGGAAACAGGGGGTTTCCCCCCTTGAAAACCTTGAAACCTGCAGTTGCGCTTCTAGCTTTGCCGGCGGAAGCGCTTTTTCTCCTTTTCTCCTCGCTGCTTCTTTTCATTTTGGAAAATGTCATAAAACTGTTTGCAAATTGTGACAATCCCTGCAATGGAAAGAACCCAGTTTCTAAACTCATCCACTTAACCACCTCCTAACACAAGAATTATACCATTTTCATCCTAAACACTAATATATTTCATATAAAAATTACTCTAAAGAGACGGATGCTCCGCTAGTCATTTTTACCCAAACACATCAAATCTCTGCTTTCTCTTATCTCTATTAAGGGCAACACAAGGAATAAAGATGCAGACCAAATGATTCATTTTTCCTTTTCAATCGTACAGCGACCATTTTCTTCATTCTTCCATGGTAATATCTTGTTGAAGATTTTCAAAAGAAAGGATATGGTCATGAAAGTTTTTGAAGCAAACAGCTTGCTGGCCGCTGCCAAACAGCGTGCGAATGAATACAAAGAACTGCGCGGCCAGATGGTCAATCTAAAAAAAGCGTTTCAAGGTATGGCTGACCTCGGTGACAGCGACTTTTCAGGCCGGGGCGCTGACAATATCAAAGCCTTTTTTCAGGATCACGCCGGCGTCACAGACAGCTGGCTTGATCTGATCGACATGAAAATCGCATTTCTCACAAGCCTTCCCGGTAAGGTCGAAGATGCCGGACTTTCCAATTCGCATGTGGAGGAATCATTTCTGGAGCATGAGCTCACCCACGCCCTCAGTAAATCAAAGGCGATTATGGAAGAGCAGAAAAAAGACATGCGCTCCATCCTCGGTGAGATCGAAGACATCATCTCGCTCGAATTGTTTTCAACCGAAAACACGGATCAGAAGCTCTCTTCAGCAGACAAAAAAAGAAGCGAAACAATACATAAGCTCGGCAAGCTCGATCACGATCTAATGAATGAATACGCAGAAACCGAAGCGAACGAACAGTTCATCCAAGCTGACTTCCAGCAACTTCAAAATGCCACGGGCAAAGGAAAAAGCGCCACGCCGCTTCACTACAACGCCAAAGCGTACCGTGAAAGCGACATCCATAAGAAAAAAGGCGATATCGCAAGACATTCGGATGCTTATTTGACGATTAAAAAGGAAGAAGCGAAAGAGCGTGAAATCAAGGATCTGAAGAAAAAGCTGGCTGATGGCGTAACCGACCCGGATGAATACTTAGAAATCGCCAAAAAGGTTGGCTATGAGAATCTCACCCCTGAACAGCTTGAATTTGTTTCATTTCTGGAACAGCGTAAAGCTTTCATGGATAACGGAAAAGAAGCATTGCAAATCATAGGTGATGGCGCCAAAGGTCTGCTTGTTGGTGTATACGATCTTGTCAAGGATACCGGTGAAGGAGCACTTCAACTTGGATGGAATATCGGTTGGACAATTGACAACTTAAACAAAGATCCTCAAAAAGTTCTGGATACTGTTCTGGAATACGACTATCTAGGTGTCTTTCAAAGTATGGTTGACACATTGAAGGATGATTGGGATAAAAAGATGATTCACGGGGATGCATATACACGGATGCACTATGTTACTTACTTGGGCGGAAGTCTTCTGCTATTGAAAGGCGGAAAGTCCTCTGTCGCAACAGGCTCAAAAGATCTTGCTAAAGTTGGGAAGGCGGCTAGCGAAAAGATTAAAAATGGCAATCCATCTGTCAAGCCTTATGCCAATAGATATACCCCGGCATTAGAAGGGATTTTACAAGACGCCGGGAATACTATTAATGTTAAAAATACGCCGCTTTTAAAGAAATTAGTTCAATCAAAGGATGATTTGTTTACTAAAGCCGCACCTTATACTTACAGAGATGAATATGGAAACCTCAAAACAGTTAACTTAAAAATGGGCCATCTTAAAAACCAAAAACATCCTAAAACTGGAGTTCCATATAATAAAGACGGTTTCCCAATTTTCAAAGCAAAATTTGATACGAAGATTGATTCTAAACTTTATAAGGAAAGCGATTATTTACAATTTAAAGATGCAACCTTAAAATTAAAAGAAGAAATTGAAAGAAATCCTTTACTTAGAAATCAATTCAATGACCTTCAAATCGAAATGATAAAAGCTGGTGAAACACCAGACGGATATACTTGGCATCATCACCAAGATTCAGGCAGAATGCAATTAGTTGACCAAAAGGTGCATCGGCAAACAGGCCATACAGGAGGTCGGCACCTTTGGGGTGGTGGAAGTAAGAACAGATAGGAGTTGGTCAATATGACAGAGTGGAGATTTGCCGAAGAACCCATCGGGGAAACAACTGTTAAAAAAATCGAAAAGGCTTTAGATATTAAGTTTCCAAACGACTACATTTCAACTATATTAAACAACAATGGAGCACGCCCAAGTAAAAAGATTTTTGACTATGAAAATACAAAAGGCGCGGTTTTTAATCGATTACATGGTCTAACTGAGGATAGTTCCAGTTTTATTTTAGAGGTTTTAGAAGATTATCAGGATGGAAGAATGCTTTCAGGGATAGTCCCTTTCGCCTGTGATCCTTTCGGTAATGAAATCTGTTTCGATTACCGTCAGAATAAAGAAAATCCCTCCGTGGTTTTCTGGGATCATGAAATTGCTTATGAAGACCCTGATGGAGCTTTGAGTCATATATCTGATTCATTTACCGATTTGGTTAATAAACTATACGATGAATAAAAAGATAAGTCCCTTCTCATAACGAGAAGGGATTCTCTTATTTTAGTAGAGCTTCAAGCTTCGCTTTTGTTTTCGGCCCGTAAATGCCGTCAGCAGCCAGACCATACATGGACTTAAAAAACAAAAACCCTTCTCGTCATAAGAAGGACTTTCATTCATCATACGGCCGATACTTTTATCGTTTAAATGCAAAATCCCCCCGCATTTGCGGAGGGACAAAAATTCTCATTAATTATCTTGCAGTAAAAATTCACAAACATTTGGCTTAATATGCTGTCTTTGAAGACTCATTAATAAATATTTGGTTTCAATTTCAGAAGAAAAGATTTTATCCTTATAACTCTCAAATTCTTTTCTTGTTGGTTTGTCGTTTTTAAAGACTTCTTCAACCGCAATGCCAAACGCATCAAACTTCTTACCCGCAGAGTTTTTTCTTAAATTGAGAGACTCTTTTTCGCCATTAAGACGATTAGAAAAGATGCTTAAAATCTCTACAGTTGCTTCGACTTGCTTCTCATTTAAGTTGTGATCTAAAGCAAACATAAAAAATGGATAATCATCACCATTTATAATTGTTTTTAATAAATAATTTTGGTACTTGAGAAGCTCTACTTCTTTTTCTAAACTCATGGAGTCACTCCTTTATCGTCATCCAATAACTTGCATAATCGCCCATGCAATAGTACGAGCAGCTGATTGCGGCAGCTCCAAATCAAAAATCATAAAATCAACCAACTTTTTCTCAATGTCACTGGAAACTTTGTCAAGGAAATTAGCCAGCTCTTTGGAATACTTTTTAACATAACTTGCATTTTTCTTGCTTAACAGACTTAGTAAATCCCCTGCTAAATCACCGCCGTATCTAAGAGCAAGAACAAGCGCATCTTTCTTCCATCCCTGTGTAGAAAATTCACCGCTTGTATTTCCAACTGATTTGCTTTTAGACTCAGCAATAGTCTGCAACTCAGTTTTTTGAACTTGGGCATACGTTAATAATTCATTACCTTTATTAGAACTTCTTTCTGCCGCAAAAGAGGTTAGTGGGGAAGCTGAAAGCATTATTGAAAAGGCTAAGCAACCAGCAAGAACTTTTTTCTTTAGCATCATTTTCTCCTATTAGTAGATGCATCTACAAGTGTTATTTGGCCCAAACAAATTATAACATTAAAATTTTACTTAAAATACATATTTTTCATAAAATACATTAAATAGTATTTTTGTCATTGTATTTCCCGAGTAAAAATAAGTAAGTGTTCTCTTTAATTTATGCGATTCATTACAATACTAATACAAAAACTGGTAGCATTTATTTTGAGTCCACAACGTTGGGTTTAGGTGAAAATAAGTGAATTATAAGAAAATCGCTGCCCTTATTCGTTTGGAAATCAATTGTTTATCAAAAAGGGTCGCCCTCTTAAACTGAGACAGAACTCTATTTTCACTTTAATAGTGCTTCAAGCTTTGCTTTTGTTTTCGGCCCGTAAATGCCATCAGCAGTTAGGCCATACATAGACTGGAATCGTTTGACCGCATTTGCTGTTTTCGAGCCATATGCGCCGTCGATTCCAAAGTTCTTTGCGCTCTTATCCGGGTAGTAATGAAGAGCCGCCAGCGCCGTTTGAATCTGTTTTACGGCCTCTCCTCGGGTCAATGGGCTTGTGACTTTAAAAGTACCCGCAGGCAGGCTGAATTTTGATTTCTGAGTGTTTTTAGGCTTTGAGGCTGTTACCTTCTTCTTGCCGCCGCTTTTCAGCTCGTTATCGCTTTTGATATAGGAGACATTCACATACCCGTGGAATGTCTGGCCTTTTGAATTGGTGTATTCAACATATCCCCATCCGTTGACAGTTGATCCAAGCTGATATTTTACAACCGTACCATTCGGCAGGTTAAGCACCATGGAAGAAGAGGCGCTCCGTTGCGTACGTAAAACAAGGCCGTCACTTGAAACCACCGTGTTTTTAATGAATCTTCCTGTGTCTGTATGAGTAACATCTGGATTTGATACCACAGGCACCGTTACAACCACGCCGGCCATTCGCTTTTTAACACGGGTCTTAAAATCGGTAAACCCTTGAGAGTTGCTTACCCACGGCGCCGGACAGATTTTATGTGTAATGTCGTAATGGCGCACAATGTCATTGATTGGATCGAGTTTATACATTTTGCACAGCTCGGCACAAACTTGTTCTGCGCGGGCAATGGTATCAGGATGAAAAGTTCCGTCCTTTTCGATGCAAAGCTCCACGCCTACAGACAAGAAATTCGCATTCGGCTTCAGCGCCGCGACACCCCGGTAAGGCTGCCCGTTGACGAATTGCTGAACGTCATTCGCATGATAGGCCACCTCATCCAACGGAATGATGCAAATAGCCTCTGTACGATCGACAAATATCTGTGCAGATGCAAACGTCTGTTTTTTCTCAGGTAGATTTCTGTTCTGTGCGGGGAGCGTTTGACCAAAATATTTATAATGATTGGCAGCAGACGCGCCGGGGTTTGCCGTGTAATGTACGGCCAGTTTCTTCACGCCGTTGTTTTTAATTCCCGGCCGCGTCCATTTATTAATATCAATATATTGGTTTTTAAATGCTGACATAAAAAATCTCTCCTATTCTGTTTTGAAATATAAAAAGGCCGCCGAATGGCAGCCCTTACTTGGTTAAATCGTGCTGATTTAAAACGGCTTTTTGCTTATGGCCTTTTTCAGTCACATAGTTGTTTTTAAACCATGCTACAAGCGTAGTGCTGATAGTAAAGATTACAGAGCCGGCAGTATACAGGGCATCAGCAAGCTGATTCACCTGACCCTCTGTAATATCCAAAGGTGATTTGCCAAACATCAGCATAGTTTGGTTGATAAGCGCAATTAAAAGAAGCACCGTCCGGACGACCGTGCCTTTGTCAAATTTTTTCATTTTGTGTACTCCTCCTTATTTTTGCAAAACAGTATAAAAAATAGCGATTGCGCCGCCGATGATGCCAGTGCATACCGCTGTAATGATAGCGCCAGTGATTGTGCGCTTGATCCAAGTTGTGTTCTCTTCAATCTTGTTGAGTTTTTCGTTTAATGTCATGATCTGCTGGTCTTGCCTATCGGAAACGCGCTCAAGAACATTTACACGCTGTTCGATTGATCTCTGACCTGCCTTCATTTCCATTATCTCTTTTTGTAATGCATGCACATCTGGTACCTCCGTCACTTCTGACATTAGTACGCCCCCCTTTTATCTATCTCATACGCTTCACCTCCTTCGAGGCAAAATAAAAAAGCCTTATGAATTGGCTTCTGTTTGATCCTCGTATGGCTGCCCTGTTACTTCTTGAAACTGATCCGGTGTAACATACATCGCAGCCACACCCTCTTTCATGTCTTCGACGGTACAATCGTTAAAACCCATTGCCTGCTTTACCATTGCTGTTGTCGCCCACTTGTAGAACAAGGCATAAACCCAGAAATTAAGATTCACTGGTGACCCCTCCTTCCAATTCCAATACTTTAAGCTTTAAGGCAGCAAGCTGTTTACCCATTGAAATATTTACTGCTTCAGCCTGCTTTCGTACTATGATTTCATTTGTAAGTTGCATCCCAAGAGCTTGCTGGCCTTCTTCAGCTTGCTTTCTTGCAAGCTCTTCGGCTGATAATTGTTTCCCGAGCGCAGAAATCTGTTCCATTAAGGGATTTGGTTCAGGATTACCTTTTGTTTGATCAATGTACTCCCGAGTTGCAGCTTCAACCCATTCACCTTTAATCTCGTCAAATTCCGGGTCGTACATGCCAGGTTTTATTTGCGCTTTTGTACTATTCGGCGGCAGCTCTTTTCCCTCAATATCAGCTTCACCTATATACTTTTTATTCTCGTCGTAAAATAGAACATGCATATTCTCCCCTCCTTACCATAATGGGATTGGTTTATCGAATGATACCCGGGTTACCGCTGAGTTATCATTTGCCATCATACCGTCATACCTCAACTCACCGTTTGTTGTGAAAGCAAACCGGGCAGTCCCGTATGATCCAATTGTCGGAACAACAAAATCAAGTAGGCGGGTCGGTTTATATGCGAATTTTGCCACAATCGTTCCTATAGATGGCAGGGAACCGAATGATCCAGCCAGCCACAAGGTATTATTTACTACCGAAAACATAAACGGGAAACTTAAATCCTGCTTCGCCCCGTTAATAAGTGATACTGTATTCCAAGACGGTGATAAATCACCATCTGACAAAAGACGTTTCCACCCGCTCCAAGTCAGGCTGCCGTCTACATAATTGGAAAAAACATTATTTTTGAAGTCTACCGCGATTACATAACCGTATGTCCCCATTCCGTTGCTGTCTAATGAGGTTAAATGAAAAAAACCCCTTGTAGAGCTTGTGCTGGGGGCATTTACCGCTTTTCCCGTTGAATAAAAAGTGCCGAATCGCTTCCCACTTTGAACAATTTTGCTGTAAAAGTCATCTGTATCACTAATAGATACAAGAGCGCCTCCCGCGTCATCAGTTATTTTCGATAATTGCCCATTGTTCCATTTCTCCCGTTCTGCCTTTGATGTGTGGCGTTCTCCATTGTTGTCGTGTTGGCGAAACGCATAATAGTCGGCCTGTCTAACATTTTCAACGTTACTAAGCCCGATCTGGTCCTTTGTAACCTCATGAGGGTTGTTTTTATCGTCGATATGTTTATCGGCGTATTCCTTGGCATTCTTTTCGGCCGTAGCAGCTTTATTTGATGCACCTGCTGTTGTCTCCTTGGCATCCCAGTTTACGCGCTCTGTAGCCGTAATATGGCGGTCATTGTCATTGGTATGTGTATCAAAATCGACTTTGGAAGCCTGCTGCACATTGTCAACGTTACCCAGCCCCACTTGTGCTTTTGTTGTCTTGTGCGGGTTGTCAGTCCGTCTTTCGTGCTTGTCAGTATAAGCTTTGGCATCAGATACAGCAGAAGAAACATCTTCTTTCGTTGCTCCGATCGTTTGCAACTCTTTTAAAGCCTGATAGGCCGTATATTGATACCAGTTAAACCAATCGGCCGGCGGGTGGTCCATCGGCTTATACCCTTGATCAATGGACGTTTGCGGCGGTCGCTGACCGGGGTTCCCCCATTCTGGTAATTCTTTTGTAAAAGGCATATGTTTCACACTCCTTAAATTGGTAACGGGTAATCATCTTCTGGCCGGAAGATGCCCCCCAGGGTCCCGCCGTCTTTTCCATCAGAAGAAAACCCATATTCGCCTGTTTCTATGGTGCTGGCTGATGATGAAAAACAGAAAGTGCCGTTTAAATCCACATAAGCAACTCGAACCCCCGCAGCCACCGTTTTTTGAACGATGTTCGAAAATTGCGTTTCGCTCATTCCTACCTTACTTAATGCCTCGATCGGTGCCTTTTTCACAATGATTGCAGCTGGTTCATCCTGGTTGTTTTCTTTGCTGCTCACAATGTTTATTTCACTCGGCTTGCAGTTCAATGTTTTCGCCAGCGCTTCAATAATCCGGTTCGTTGTCCCGTCTGAGGCATTCCGGGCTACCTTTCCACGAATGAGCACGCGGTATATTTCATCAGTGGCCCGGCCCCGGTCCTGGGCAACGTTATCCCCGAGAAGGTCCAGCGATTTCCCGCGCGCCGCGTCAATATCCCGCCATTGTTCCGCCGTTGTCAGTGAATTTTTTAATGCTGTCAATTGTTCATCGACAATTAAAAAAAGCTTCCCGATATTGCTCTTTTCGTCTTTCAAGAACGCATCAGTCAGCTTTCCTATTAAATCTTTGATCATATCAGATTCACCACTATTTCAGAGAAGTGAACTTGCGCAACTTCTCTCGGTTCAATTGTAATATTTGACTGACTGAGAGCCGCCGCATCCTTCCCGATTTGTATAGTTACATCTGAAACCCCATTCACCTGATATACATCGTTAAAAAGTTGCGACAGAATAACGTCATCACCCATCTGCGAGCCGGTAAAAGATGAACCATTTTCATCAATCCCGCCAATTTTATATACGAGATTGTTTTTGATCTGCCTCACGCCGTCAGCAGGGAATGAAGCGTTTGTTTTTAAATCAAGCTGCACATAAATTTTCACTTCTTTTGCAAAATCAAATTTGACATCGTGATCCAAACCACTTGCATCTGTAATGACAACCGATTGTTCTCCGACTGTTTCAATACCGGCCGCCACGCTGTCAAATAGAGCTTGGGCCACGTCTACTTTTGTTCCCCCGAGAACATAAGCATGAATGCTTTTCGGTGGATTGCCGTCTGCATCCGTTTGCATGGTATTATTCGCGACTATATTCGCTGAGCGAACGCCTGAAACAGCAAGCAATGCCGAAATGATGCCGCTATTCGTAGAAGCAGAACTGCCTTCAACTGATTTTTTAATTCGCGCCCGAAATTCCGGATCAGATTCCTCGTCAGTGCCGCCGGTAGCTGCTTCCGGATTATTAACTGAATAAACTCCCTCTAACGTCTCAGCCTGTTCAGTAATGGTATTGGCCGCGACATTGTTAATAATCCCTTTAGACAGCGATACAGCCGCCCCTGTGCCCGTTCCATCATCCCCGATTACAACATCTTCGATTAGTTCAAAATAAATACCGGATTCCGTTGTATATTGGGTTTGTTCTTCTATGACGAATCCGGGTTCTCCGGTAAAAAACAGAGTTGTGACCGCCTCAGCCGCCGGCTCCCGGCTTATACCGAAATTACTTCCCAACCTGTCCAACTGAACACCCTCCGACTTACTGACAAAGCCGCTATTATAAACCCGCTCTGCAATGTCCCAAATTCCCGCTAAAAACCAAGCGAAAATACGCAGGATAATGCCTAATGGTGTTTTGCTTGACGTGTTTATATCTTCGCCAAACAGCTCCTTCGCTTTGTCCTCCATGTCGTCAAGAAGCTCCGAATAGGTCAGCCGTTGGAATCCTGTTTCATCAAGCAAGATCAACACCTCCCAGTTCGATTGTTTGGTCATCCTCTTTCTTCATTTTCAAGTGGACAGATAGGTTTCGTGTCTCTTTATCATGAGAAAACTCAACCGATTCAACGCTCGCAATGCGCTCGTCTTGAGTCACAGCATTAATGATGTCGTATTGCGCCTCTTCTTGGTCAAAGCCTTTCCCGACAATGTTACTTCGATCCAATCCGAAATGTTCATCCAGAGTAAATTCCCCTAACCTTGTTTTTAAGGTTAATTCGACTGATTGAGCGATTTCCTCGTCACCTTCGACCATCTGAAGAGTGCCGTTTTCAAAACACAGATCACCGTCAACAAGCTTGAGCGTTTTCATCCTTCCCACACTCCTATGACCACCGGATCATTGATACTGTGCGTTCGTCGAGAATCGGGATCAAACGTTTTGTTTCCATCCAAGTTATCAAGGGATCTTTCAGCGAATGAAACAAAGACCGAGGAACCAACCTTTATATCAGGCTCAACATGCTTTAAAACTGGTGCATGTTCGATCAACGGGTATTCATGAAGGTATTCACCATCATTCATAAGAAACAACAATTGCAGATCAGCAGTATGCTTTTCCGCATTGTATTTCACAACGCGAGCCGGGGCCAGTGTATGGATGGATAGTTTGATTCTTTTCTCAAAAGCATCGAAAAACCTCGTCGCTTTACTCATTACATCACCTTGCATTCTGTGAAAAAGTCTCTTCCATCAAACGAATGAATACCCTCTTTCACTCGATATTTTCCTTTTGCTGTTTTGCTGTTGATTTCAATAATTGAAGCAACAGCGATACGGTGCTGAAGAAGACACTTCGCCTTATAACCTTTGAAATTATCTTCCTCAACCTGCTCAGGTGTCTCAATTAGCCCGGTGGCCTCTTCTAATTTGAAACGCTCATCATCGCCCTGATTAAGTGGGCGAATAACCGGTTTCCCTCGTCGATAGTACATAACGGCTCCGGCATCATGTATGACTTCTTCTAAATTATTTTCTATTAAGCCAGTCACCCGGTAACCCTTTTTGTACACCTTATTTTTCGGCAGGATAATGTTTTTCACTTTAATTCCGAGAACGCGCAGCAGTTTATCTATAATTTGCCTCGAAGTGGTTCCGGCTTTAAAAGTAATCTTCATGTATCGTTTGCGATACCTAACCTCTTCCCGCGTCCCGTAATTCCTGACAGTCTTGTACGTTCGGCCGTTTTTGTCTTTCTTGACAGTAACAACCGGCTTTGCAAGCTTATATCTTTTTTTGACGTAATATTTCTCGGCTGGATCAGCATTGGCAGTTGTCACTTTCATATGAGTATAATCGTCGCCGTCTTTTGAATAAATCGACGTTACCTTATCCAAACCGTTCCAGTTATTCAGAACCTTTGTCACTTTGCCAATCGTCAAAACGCCGTAATCGTCTCGATACCCGGCCTGAACCGTTATTGTGCTGCCTTTTTTTATCTTGTTGATCGAATCTTTGCTAAGATTGTAAATCTCAACTTTTGTTTCATTGGGTTTGAAATCATCATCGAAGGGCACTTCAAAATGAATTTCTAAATCCTTATAATCAAATGTGGTCTGCGAACTGCCGTTATCAATGGTTATTTTGACAACCCGGCCAAACAACTTTTTATTCGTCGTCGCCAATGTCATCCCCCTCCGATCCGTCAGCTACATCATCAATAAAAAGAAACACGGTTTCCATGAAATTCTTATATGTAACCCGTGTTTCTGAATTTGATTCATCTAAAGGGATAAGGGCGGGGGCCGGCAGGTTTTCATTTACAATGTCAGTCCACAGAGGAACGTTAAGTATAAGCTTCTCGCCCATCACGATAGGCGTCATATCCTGCTCATATAAATCCAGTGAAAAACTATCATCGGATTGATTGTAATTTATACGCAGAATAAACGTGTCATCCGCTAAATCAAATTCGAACTGCTGCGGAATATCCTCTTTATCAAAAGGAATGTAGTCCCTCGTAGCCATTTCCCGTGCCCTCCCTATTTAATCCGCATCTTTACCCCGATAGGTATTCTTCTGTCAGGCCATGGATTGAGCCGCCTCAATGCGCTGACAGTAGTTCCGTATTTGCGGGCGCAGCCCCAATACGTATCACCCTTTTTCACCTTGTGATAAATCTTGCTGGATTTTTTTGTGGTTTTTTTCTTATTGGCCTTTTTCTTTTTTCCGGCTGTTTTCACTTTCTTCTTAACCCACGGGCTTTTTGCAATGCGGATTTCTTGTAAAGAGATTGTTATCGCAAACCCGTTTGAAAATTCCCCTGTATCGCGGTCGATTTTCGTAATGATCACGTCTTTTGCGATCTTTCGCCCGGTATAGGTTAGGAGATTGCCGGCATATGCTTGCTTTTTTAAATATTCATAGTCGCTATTTGCCGCCTTCCCAAGTAAATAACCGGAAACACTTGTGGTTTCCGGTTTTCTCTGCACATGGTCGGTAATCGGCACGCCTTTTTCAACGGGATAAGATGTGACTTCCACATCCGCCCCGTCTGATTCTTTTTCGTTAACAAGATTGACCTTCCCAAGCTTCGCCAATTAATAAACCCCCTCCGCTTGAAAAAGAGCCGCCAGGCTGTCGTAAGAGTCTTCCAGTGATTGGGTGATAGCCTTTGAAATATCAGTTTCAACTTTTGCACTTCCGCCCTCAACTTTCACATTGATAGACGGGCTGAATGTAATATTTACAGACGTTCCACCGCTGCTGCTTGCTGCTTTTTCTGGTGTATATCCAGTTTCAGCCCCAAGCTCTTTGCCGAGCGCAGCATACATTCCCAGTGATTGATTCCGGTAACGCGGTTCAGTCGTGATGACATATTCCCGCCAGCCGTTTTCCCCGAGTGCCGCAACCTGCGGGCTATTGATTACGCCGCCTGTCGCATATCCTCTGTACGGCCCGCCGTGCGCCATTGATACCAAGCCGGGATGTTTCATGATACCGCCATATCTGCTGTTCAGATAGTTAATAGACGCTAGAATTTGATCAACCGGATTTTTAATATTTCCGTGTCCTGGTTCTTTATGGGCGTTAAAGGTGCTTGGGATGAATTGCATTAACCCCTGTGACGGATGACCAGCTTTCGCATTGGAATCCCAATTGTTAACAACATTGGGGTTTCCGCCGGATTCTTTCATTGCGATTGTTTCGAGTGCTCCTGCATATTCTGGACCCAATCCTTTAATGTTTAGAGCTTGAGCAACCCATTTTTTAACCGCTTTGCTTCCTCCACCAGAAAAACTACCGGCGTAGCTGGACATTTTCCCTTTAATAAAGCCTACAGCCTTATTTTTAATAAATGAAAATGCGCCTTTTGCAAAATCACCAAAAACTCCCGGCATTGTCGGCGCTGTTACTCCCATTTTCTCCAAAACCTTATTTAGTAGTTTTGAAGGATGACCAATATAATCAAAGACATCAACAGCAACATTTTTCACCTTACTGGCTACAGCCTTTGCCCCATTCCATGCCTTTGTTAGAAAATTGCCGCCTGTACCTTTTGCATAGGCTGGCAACATGGACATCATTTGTTTTGTTTGTTTTCCGGAGAGCACTTCCGTTCCTTTCGGAAGATTCATAACAGTATCAGTTGCCGGGCTCAATCCCATATGCCCGCTTGGTGTCCTATAAAGTTCAGGACCCGCATTTGACCCTTTTCCATCACCGAGAATGGCAGGGCCACCAGGGTGAGCACCCGTTCCATGTGCATATTTAGGAACCTTAAAATGCTGTGGTTTCCAGAGTGGAATTTCCGGAACGTGTATCGCTTTTAAAACGGTATTAATCCCGCCAACAACGCCGTTTACTGCACCCGCCATTTTATCGGTCATTGAGTTGCTGAGCGAGGTAATTCCGCTCAAAGCGTGTTTTGCCATGCTCTTGATTCCGTCACCCATTTTGCCCGGTAACGCCTTGGCTCCCTCAACTATATCTGAAAATTTTCCAGTGACTTTCTTCCATAGGCTGTGAGCCAGGTCACTTACTTTATCTCTGATATAGTGCCACCCTTTGATAATTCCGTCGGCTGAATTGGATACTAATTTTATAACCATTCCGACCGCGCTTGAAAAAATTTGTTTCACTCCATCCCACATCATGCGGAAATTCCCTGTGAAAAGGCCCTTAAAGATTTTTACCACGCCCATAATTATCCCGATTGCTCCATTGATAATAGCAATAATGTTTGTAAGAGCAGTCTGCACAATGATCAGCACAACTGGAAAAACCGCGTTTATGATGTTCAGAATAAAACGAATCGCTGGAATTACTACATTGGTAATGATATTTGCCAAGGCTTGCAGCAGAGAAACAACAATAGGGAGTACCATCTGAATGATCTGCACAATTTGCGGAAAGACCTGCTGGACTACCTGGATTAAAATTGGTAAAGCCGCCTGCGCAAGCTGCAAAATAATATTTGCTGCTAACGTAAGAAGCTGGGCGACTACCGGGAGAACCGCCAGAATGACCTGCCCTATGATCGGAAACACTTGTTGCACCGCCGTTAAAATCAACGGCAGGATTTGTATTGCAATTTGTCCGATTGTTGAGCCGAGTAACTGGATCAGTTGAACCACAATCGGTAGAGCCTGCTGGATGATATTCATAATCAAAGGAAAGACCATCTGAATTGTCTGAACCAGGATAGGCAGAACAGTCTGGATTATCGAAACGATAACCCCTGAAAAACTGCTGACTAATTGAATGATGATAGGTAAGACCGCGTTTATCACGCTGAGAATGACCGGAAAAACAGTCTGAAATCCTTGAACAAGTAACGGCAAAATTGAACTGACAATCTGCAATACACTCGTCATTAATTGCCCTGATACCTGCATCCACGCAGTTAATAGCTGCTGGATCAATGGAATCAATTGTGGGCCGATCGTTGAAAGTGTTTGTGAAACGGCTGCGGCTAAAAGAACAAGATGTCCTGCAAGCTGAATGAACGTCTGTTGCATTTGACCAGCTAATTGCTGAAATTGCGGTGTCAGTTGTGCTACCAGTTGACTGAAAACCTGTTGTACTGTCGTGATAATCGGCTGAATGGCCGTGAATACCGTAGTCAGGACAGATTGAACAGTAGCCCAGGCCGAATGAATTGCATTGCTGACAATTTGGTTTGCATCTTTCAAACGATACAAATATCCGGCAAAACTAAGGATCGCCCCAATTGCTATTCCTATCGGTCCGGTGACTCCCAAGAAAGAAAGGCCAATCGACGCAATAATAGGCGCAATTATTGACACAATCCCTTGAAAGCTTGATAAACCAATCTTGAGTTGATTCATGAAGCCTTTAATAAAGCTGTTCAACCCTTCGGTTAATCCCTTTCCGAAAAAGTCGGTTACTCGTTTCCCTGCATTCTGAACAAATGAGGAAACAGTATCAACTGCTGTTTTGTAAGCTGCCTCAATCCCGGCGACTAAATGAGGATGTGACTCGCCCAAACGATCCCATAATTTCAAGGATTCGGCTTGCATCTTATGAATTGCGGATACAGCAACCTTTTGTGAATCCTCAAAGCCTTTCATAAATGCAGGTTTAAGCCCCTGTACCTCTTTAATCATGGTATGGAAGGCACTGACTACCGCAGTTTTTCCGGTATCCGCAAAACGCTTCATGGCATCCGTAGCCGGTTTTAATCGCTCTTGAAGCTTGTCAAAATTCTTGTACAGCATATAAATGCCTGTTACAAGTAAGACAATTGAGCCGGCGACTACATAGACTGTTCCGGACATGGCAGCAAGCCCCGTTACTACCGGGCCAATGAACATCCAAAGGCTGCTCAAAGCCCCCAGAAACCCATTAAGTAACCCCACCCCTATTGCCAATGGCGATAAAAGCAGGGTTAAAACAGGGATGAGCAATAAAAATCCTTGGATCATTTTCGCCAGCACCGGATGAGCTTTGTTGAACTGAATAATCATTTTTCCAATCGCGGTAACGCCTTTATAAATTGACATGGCAACGGTTCCGAATACTTCAAGGGCTGGCTGAATGGCTTTTAAAAGAGTGCTGCACATTTGTTCCCAAGCCTTTGAATAACCGGGAACGGTCTGTGTGGCCGCCTTGTGTAACCCTTGGAATAGGAAAAAGTTTGTGAAGGCCGCGCCAAGCGCTACCATCTGAAAACGCATATACCCCTGTGTTATCATGGCTGTCATATCTTGAAGCTGTTTCATATTTGCAGTAGGCCCGAGCATCTTCAAGGCCAAGTGTGCCGCAGTTCCCTGCTTCGCCATATTTTCAAGGGTATTTGAGACGGCAAGCCCCGCTTTGTTGACTTGGTATAACGGGTTCGCCATCCTGTCATAATTGGCAGCGATCTTTTCCGATTGGGTTGACATTGCCATAATCGTTCCGATGGACTGCAACATGCTCATGCGCATCATTTTATTATTCTTGATCATGTTGTCAGTAACCGCTTTATGCTCCCGACCTAGCCTGTACACTTCACCCATGAACTGTTCATTTGTCCCGGTCCAGTTGTCCATTTCTTGGCCTAACTGAAAGAAGCCATATCTCGCCCGTATCAGCTCATTACGGAAACCGTTCATTCCGTATCTTTCCTCATTCCAAGCCCGTCGCATTTCATTGACCATTTGAATTGTATCCGCTTCAAGTCCGCGTGTTGAGCCGCGCAAAAAGTCCATTTCCCGCCCATAATAACGCATACCCCTGTAATCAGGTGCAGGCATGGCCGCCGCGCTTTGTGATGATCCTCCGTTAACCCGGCGCATGTCCACGTTATGCAAATTGTTTCGCAGCCTATCAACTTGATCATTTGCATTGTTTAATGATGATTGGTCAACGTCGATTCTCACGCGTGACGGTATATTTTGCACTAATCTGTTCGTTTGTTGAATGGTCCGGTTAAGGCTTTCCACATGAGACGTCATAAGGTCAAATGCGGGGCCAAGATTTTCAATTGTCCGCACAGCAGTTTGTAGCGAAGAACTGTCAAGAATCATACTCATGTTCCTGAACCTTCGCTGCTCCCTGTGCATGTTGGACATTTGCGTTCGCATTTGAGAAAAATGGCCGGCCGCATTATCCGTATGATCAACAAGTCTATCAATCTGGCGATTTGCTCGTTCAAGAGGGGAGGTATCAACGTTTAATTCCACATCAATATGCGTACTCCGCAAGGCGTCTGTCAACGTTTAACCCCCCTTATTTCTTTTTGTTTCGTTTGTTTTCTTCGGCCAGATGAATGTCCAAAGCCGCATTGGCTTCGAGTAACGTATCGAGGTCCATTGCTGAAACCTCTGTGAAAGAAAACTTCTCAGACATCACAAGCCGATACATAGGCCAGTTGTCACTCGCCTTCTTTTTGTAGAACTGTTTCGGCTTCATTTTCGGCGCTAAGAAAGGTCTGAACCTCTTTCATCAGCTCAAGGAAACCAGGTTTTTCATCAAAATAGCCATAGCTTACTTTTGGTTCAACAACTACTTCTTTCATGTACAGTTCATACAGTTTCGCAGACGAAAACATTCCTGTATTGATATTGATAGCCTCATCGTTAAATTCAATTGAACGACGCGTTCCTGGGTGTTGAAGAGTGTACTCAGTTCCTTGGATTGTTACTTTCTTTTGTTTACCGAATTTTGACATAGGTTTTCCCTCCGATTGTTTGGTTTGCATATATTGAAAAGCAGCCCGAGTGGACTGCTTTTTTGCATTTGATTTTTTTCTTTTCGACATGATTAATACCTTACTGCTCTAAAACTGTATAATCGAAAACTTGAATTTCAAATTCACGATCCCCGATTTCGTCACTGAATTCTGCATCAGCAGGCTTTTTCACCATGGCTTCAGTGCCGCCGATTTTCTCTTGTCCGCCAGTAACCCAGATCGGAAAGGTTTTGGCCGTGTTTGCCAATCCATTTAAATAAGGCACAAACGGCGAACCCATGGAAAGAGTAAGCGTAATTGTGCCTAACGGATTGTTTTTTGTTGCAACGCTCACATCACCTTTAGCGCTGACTTTTGTTGAAAACTTTTCTTCGTCTTTAGCACACGAAACCATGGTACCCTCTGAATAACCAGTAACGATTTTCCCGTCTATATTCGTGTTGACCTCGTTCGCATCGTAAACATAAGCAGCCATTGATATTCTCCCCCTTTAGATTGAAATTTCGCCTGTAATTGAGGCGGAATGAACCGCGCCGGCTAATTCGAACGTGAAAGAAAGGCCGTCATACACGCGATTTTTTCTGTTCTCGTCTGATACTTCAGAGCGTTTTTTTGTGCTGATGGTGTAAACGGGCAAACCGTCTTCATCAGAAGCGACAATTCCATTTGAAAAGGCTTTTTGAAGTACATTCGTAACCTGAACACTCAACAATGAAAAACCGGCATTCGAGAACGGGATTTTACCGTTATTTGAGAATGCCGATTGAATGGATGTTTCAATATTTAATTTCACCCAGTCCTTGCCGTGCAGGACGTCAATGTACTCACCTGAAGCAGTAATTCCCTCTGACGTCTCGCTGTGGCCTGCTTTGGTCACATAAGCGATAGCTCCCTCTTTGTGGAGCTTTTGCAGCTCGTCCGCTTTCAGGTCTTGCGGGGTGACGCCCACAATGTTTTTGAACTTCCAAGTAACTGAACCTACTGTCAGGGAGCCGACGGCACCAACCAGCCCGGCGTCCGGATGCTCGCTTGTTATCGGATGATAAAAAACGATTGTCCGATCCTTCCCGATATAGGAAGTGACTTCTTCCCGATCTGTTATTTGCAGAACGAGGAATTTGTATGATTTTTCTTCCATCGCTTTTGCTGCTTCCAGCTTCTCGTCTGCCGTCGCATCAGCAAGAATGAGGAAGTGCCAATCATTATCAAAATACTCGTCAAAAGCATTCCGAATCGTAAATGTGGCAGCCGCTCCCGCTCCGTCGCTTTCCCCGTTTTCCGGGTTACCTCCGTAAGTACCGATGGCTACTTTTGATGGAGCATTGTCGCCCTGCGCATAAATAGCAGCAGCCTTTTTATATGCGGGTGTTCCTTCTGGGTAATCCGCTTTGACAGCTTCTATTGAGCCATATTCTTTATAGGTGTTGTGTCCGGCAACCTTCGCAAGAATTAGGGGTGTTCCTAACCCTTTAAGATTCGACGGTTTCACTAGGTCGATTTTGACCGTTACATCACTAAGTGGCATGTGTTTAACCTCCTATGGTTTCTATTTGCGCGGAATCAAAAAACTCCGCTTGTGTCTCGCCATAAGCCGCTCGCGTTCTAAGACGCATATCAAAACCGTGACGGCGTTCTGTGTCTATCGTGATAAATGTATCCCGATTCCCGAAGCCGTCGTTTCTCACCCACGCCATGCCGTTATCATGAAGCGTTTGGCGCGCGTCAGCAGTTTTGAAGTAAGAAGCTGTTTCTTGAGCAAGAGAAATGACTTCAATGTGACTGTTTGAAATCCATGTAAAAGAAAAAACCAACTCAATGTCTTCCGTTAACACTCCTTGTTCCTCAACACCCCTGTGTTGCGGCAAATACGGAGAAGTAACAGTATACGTGCAAAAAGGGTATTCAGGCTGTTTACCTGTCCCGTTTGCTTCGATAACGACATGGCCGGTTTTCTCTTTAATCATTCTGAGAACCGTTCTGATTATGCTGTTGTAATCCATCTGAATTGCTCACCGCCTTTAAGATATAGGAATTGAAATCGGCGTATGTCCCGTATGGCGTCATTGCTTCCACCAAAAAGGTTACTCCATCAAAAACCACTTGAGCTTTGAAAGGGATTTTCCTCTGGAAGTACAGTTGCCTGTCCATCTGTGTAAGCCGTCCGCCGGATTGATAAATTAATTGCGCCTGCAATGGGACAATAGCGCCTTTTTCTTTCGATTCCACCGGCTTGCCCTCTACCCATTTTCCGAGATCGTCATAAAACCCCTCAGACGCCGGGAGCAACAATGTAAAATCAACACTGTATTTCTCAATCAGATCACCGAACTGAAAGTGATTTTTCATTAGCTTTCGACCTCGTAATCCATAGAACCGATCATTTCCCCGGTATCTACTAACGGATTTGAAGAGCCTTTTTCCTCTGTTGTAAAAGGATGATTGGCAGGGCTCCGTAAGTCTCTTGCATACGTCTGCAGCCGGCCCTTTGCCAGCAATCCGACCGCGTTCATGATGTCATTAATAGAATCGCCGTTCTCTATGGCTCTGTTGACCAGTTCCTCTACCTTTTGTACAATCTCGGCTTCATTTTCATCCCAACCAGCCCGTAAGAATGACCGTTCAGGGATATTAATAAACTGTGTATCCTTCTTGAGATAAAGACCTTTGGCAGCAAGATAATTCCGCATGCGATCAGTTACAGCAATACGGCAGCCGAATTCATGAACAGCCGCGATCATTTGGCGGTCGCCGTCCAGAACACCGACTTTCATTTTCCCTTTTGGCTCAAGGTTCCTCAGTAATTCCGGTATACGGTTTGTATCCCGCACCCGGATATTTCGGCGCCCCATCTGCTCACCTCAATGGTTTAAAACGAATTTTTTTGTATGGCCGGAAAAGATCAAATGCGGGTTTATACCTTACGTCATCCGCCGTGTATGTCTTGCTCATTCCGCCAATTGATTCAGCCTGGACGCCTTTCGGGCTATCCCGGTCTATTTCAATCATGAGAGCAATTCCTTTTTTCACGGGACCCGGTAATAATTCAACTCCATCCGGCCCCACAAAAGAGTTATTGCAATCCTCCTTAACAAAAGAAATTGCGTCTTCAAGGTCAATTTGCAGCTTTGCATCCTGCGAGGTGTCATCCTCGGGGATTCCCAACCGTATTTTTAATTCTGACAGGTCCATTTCTCTCAGTCCTTTCAAAGCACGGGTTCATATGTCGCGAAGCACCTGCAATTTATATCATTTGAGGGATCTCCGCTTTGTCCCGGTGCCGGCGCCCTCACAGACTTGCCGTTTTTATCTTGACCGAGATCAAACAGCTCATTTACAAACCTGGCCTGGCCTTCTAAATGAACATGATCCGCGTTTCTTCCCTCACGAACCCGCTCGTCACCCATGTTGTGCCATATCTTTTTCATGGCAATACCATTGGAATCAGCTTTCGTAGCTGCGTCCAGTGTCGCTTTCTCCCGCACTCGATGCATTTCTGTTCTGGCAATGCGCTGCGCACGGCTATAACTGATACCCACATCAGCTTGCAGCTCCTTCGCTACCTGAACAAAGCGTTTCCGCTCAATAAAGCCGCGTTCAATCGTATGAGTGATCTTCTGAACTGTCTTTTTACGGTCGGTTTCGATTGCTTTGAGCATATTTTTGCTTGTGATAGTCTGCGAGATTGATGCGGGCGCCGCCCATGTGACAGGCAATTTTCCTTTCGATGAACGGGACAATTTAAAGCCGACGGCCGATAGGATACCAAGCATGAGCCAGTTATACGATGACTCGTAGGTTTCATTCAGAAAATCAAGAACAGCCGTTTTAACCTTTGCAGAAAGGGCAGTAATCAATGATGCTATATCCTTCTTAATCTGAGAAAGATCATTACTCCGATTCGCGTCAGCAAGGCTGATTTCGCGCCCTTTATCAAGCTTGACAAACAGGGCAGTTAACTTGGAAAGTATTTTTTCAGAAGTACCACGAAAAAGCAGCTTCAGCTTCCGTAAAAACTCCTGCATCTTACGGGTTAACGGCTTCAAAAGCTCTTTTTCAGTTTGTTCTTTATCCACCGCTATCCCTCCTATTCGTCAGATATTTTTTCACCAGCGCCAGCAGATTCTTGATTCTCTTCATCTGTTGTTTTGTCCGCTGCCTTTTTGCTGTTTTTTTCAGCTTTTTTAATGGGCGACTGTACTTTTTTGTATCTGTCCTCTTTCAAAAGCTTATTACCGTGTTCATCCTCAACAAACCAAGTTGAACCGGTATCAGTATTTTGAATCCACATAAAAAAAGCCCCTCCTATTGTGGACGGGCTGCGCTTAATACCGCGAGCGCTTCCGGTCTTGTTACTTTGGCGCCGTACAAGTGAAGCCCTTTTACTGCATCAGCAAAACGTTTCTCAGGGCGATATGCCTCGACTTGGGTTGCTTGGTCTGCATAAGACCACGCCATGCCGTGACCGGCGATAATCTTATGATTTTCTGTGCCGCCCTCTGGTTTAGAAAGTGGAGCATTGTTTGATTTTAATACCGTGAATCCGGCAGCTTGTCCGATAACACCATTTAAAAGGCGTTGTTCTGAAGACATGTTTCCAGCTTTCACGAAGCGATCATCTTTTAGCATTAATCCTTCATACCAAGGCGTTACAACTACCCATCGCCCCTGTTCCGGCACGTCTGCTTCATCCAATTTCACTGAAAGATCAACCAGATATTCGTATGCGTCGTTTTTTGTTGGTGAAACAACTTTTGTATCGCTGCCGATCGTATGAGCTGCATCCACATAATGAGAAGCAATATATGAATCAGCAGTATTTTTCAGAGCGTATGCTGCCTCTTGCATAGCCGCATCCATCAACTTTGGATTTTGTTGAATTTTATCAACGTCATCAATCTGAAAGTTGAAATATTTTGACTGGTCAATGAGAAGCTTGCGGCTTGTAGAATCAAGTGTTTGCGCGCTATCCATGTCTTGATTTTTAGTGTAGTCGCCCACACTAACGCGCCCCATATTGTTGATTGTCACAGAGTCACCAGCAGCAGTGATTTCCCCCTCGTAATCTCTGTTAATGACTCCTGTTTGGCCATAAACCAATGTTCTTTGTAAATTGCTCAGTAGTCTTGCACTCCATAATACCGGAATAAAATTATCTAATGCCATGTGTTTTTATCCTCCTATTGATTCTTATAAAGAGCTTGGATACGATCCCAGTTTTGATTGACTTCCTCGTGACTCATCTTTTTGATGTCTTCTTCTGTTAACGGGGCTGATGCTCCGCCTGATGGTGTCGGCGTACTGCCGTTCTTTTTGAAATGATCGTTTACGATGCTTTGTTCAAAAGTCTTGAAGGCTTCGGCCAAGGTATTCAAATTTTGTTCTGTAGTCGCATCGTCCTGACCGATAAAAAAGTCAACAAGATTAGTAGGCAAGCCCTTTTCCGTTGCAATTGAAAGGGCCGTATTTCTCAACGACTCCCGCGTTTTCTCTTGCTCAAGGTTCTGGAATTTCTCCTGCAACTCACGTAATTGCTTTTGTTCCTCTGTTTCAGGAGGAAACCGCTTTGAAATCTCTTCCTCGAGTTTCTTCGGCAACGTATTTTTCTCATACGTCTTGATCGCCTCTGTCACCCTTGCATCAGATGTTGATTGAAGCAGCTTCTTTCCCTCGTCATTTGTTTCTAGGAAAGCCCGTACTGCATCCAGCGAGAGTTCTCCGCCGCTCGGCTGCGGTGCCGGATCGGTACCGGTTCCACCTGCTGGCTGGGCTCCCGGTGTTGGATCAGCCGCGCCCCCAGGTTCGGAAAAATGTTGAAGGTTAATGCGCAGTGGCAGCCTTTCTTTTTTCATGAAATTCATTGACGGACTGACTGACTTATCCGTGTTTAATCGTTTCATTTCTGTGTGTCCTCCTTGCCCTTATCAGTTGCCGAAGCCCCTAACAAGTTCAAAAGTATTTCGGTTGCTCTTTAACGCCTACAACGCGAAAAAAAGGCATAAAAAAAAGCCACTCAAAAGAGTAGCTTGCTGCTCAATTAGTCGGAAACATTATCTTTCTTCCCGTTCAGAAACAGAGACTTTTTCACTTCAGCATATATTTCGTCAGATTCATGCAGCAGGTTTTCGTTTTCCAGCATCCTCAACAAAGAGTTAATCCTAAACTCTTCATTCAGACGGCTGTTTTTTTCTTTCGTCCTTTTGAAAAGCTTCATCATCCTCATTCACCTCCTGTTCCTCATCGTCATCCTGATTATCGTCAATGGTGTAGGCATCTGCTTCCGCTCTCATTCTTTCAATCTCAAAACGCACATCATCAATGAACGATAGTAGAGCAAGCCGCGTTTCTTCGCTTACCAGTCCTTTGAGTTCCGCGGATGCTTGAGCCTCTTCGAGAATGTTCGCAGGAAGATTTCGCTTGAATTGAAACCATAGTTTCAGATACGCGTCTTTGCCAGCCAGTATCCTTTTGGACCATGCCGAGCAGAGTATCTTATACTGATACCGGAATGCCGCGGTCATTTTGCGTTCCATAGTAATTGCCTTGTGTTCCAGCGCCATAAGCTTATACCGCATGGCAACGCCTGTAATAGTGCCCCCGAAAGAGCCGTCAGAAAAATTGACCGTCTTCGCAAAACGTAAAATATTTTCTTCCAGCCGGTTCAAGTGATTTTCGATCATGGCGTCGTTTATTTCCTTGGTTAAAAATTTCACGTCTCCGTTATCGTCGAAGACTTCAAACACACCATTCTTTTTTAGCTTTTCCATATCCTCATCATCGAGTGAAGCACCTTTGACAATCAAGTATGCAAGCCGGAACTGTTCGATTTCGTTCGATGCGTCAGACAAAGTTCTGTCGTATGCATCAATTAAAGAAATGACTTTTTCAGTGTCGCCTTTCATTTCTTTATTGTTCGGAACACCAAACAACGGGCATCCATTGAAAAGATGCGGCTTCGTCTCAATAAGATCGTACTTCGCTTTATCAGACGACTTAAACGAATAAATGAACGTTTCATCGTAGAAATCAGCCCGATATGACTCGACTTTTTTGCCGCTCACCCACTCAAACACTGAATAATACCGCAAAGCATATGTGGGCTCTGTTATATCGTCTAAAGCGAGAATAATGCATTCCCACGGATCAACGTTTCGCAGGCATTCGTTTCCGTCTTCATTAACAAACAGCAGGCGGGCGCCGTAACCACAGATGGAAGCCATTTTCCCGAGTTCGGAATCGGCGTCCTCAATGTTATTTCTCGTATTGAAGGTGCTCACTTGATCTTTTAATTGCTTATCTTCGGTTTCATAAGAAATGGGATGTCCAAACATATAGCCTGTCTTGGTATCAATGATTTCAGAGTCAAATGAGTTGTTCAGCTTATTGTTTACCTTGTCATCAATACGCTGCACCTTATCGGTTCCCGCGCTGCCATAATCAATGATGGACCGTGTTAATATGGGAACGCCTGCCGGATCAGCCTTATATCTTGCATATAGCTTCATCAATTTTTCACGAACAGGGACGTGTTCATTAATCATCATCTTGATAATATCGCCGTTGATTCCACTCTGACGAATTAGATTTATATATTCCTTCATTGGTCACTCCCCCTTTCTATGTTTCGGCTTGTTGTGGGTATACAGAGCGTACCGGAGAGCATCCAGTACGTCGTCCCATTCCTTCACAGGGTCGCCGGTCTTGGGATTCCATACATACATGAAAATTTCTTTTTTGAATAGCTCAACCTTGTCTTTTACGATGAATAATTCGTTTCGCTTAAGCAGCCGCGCCACTTCTTCAATACCGGATACGATCGCCTTATCAGCGTTCAGGGCTCGCAACTTCTCCCGCCTGAAGCGCTGCACATGCTCTGGCCGCGCAGAATCGCAGTAAAAATTAATATTGCCGTACCGCTCCTTTACGCCTTTCGCTACTTTCACCCAGTAGTCAATTTCCTCATGCTGCTTGGCATGTTCTTCGAGCAAATAAAAACACCCTTGGTCTTCTTGCCCGATTACGACAATAGAACCCGGGTGCTCATATCCCCAGTCAACGCCAGCGAAATACTTCTTGAAGTTGACGCGCCTGTTCTCCAATTCCTCAGAACTGATATAGTGAATGTCCTTATTGAAGTCCCGGTAAATGACTCCTTCAGACGCCACCCAATAACCGTTTATATCTCGATCGGTAAACATGCCGCTGGGCGTCGATGCCACGATACTCTCCACATATTCCGGATCGAGAAAATTGTTATCGAACAGCGAGAAATGAAATGACCGGATGTTCAGCCGGCCGCTCTTCAACTTTTGCCCGTCTTTGTCGATATAATCGGTTTTGACGGTGTGCATCGGGTTTTCGGGGTTTGTATCCATCATGACCACAGCGCCTTTGTAGGAGCACCGGGAAATGACTTCTTTTACAAATGAATCATGCAGGGCGGTCGCCTCATTCAGAAACGCGCCGGCTGACGTGAACCCCCGCGCCTTTTTCCATGAATTTGCGTTGGCGCCGTCAAAGCAATATACCTGATTACCAAATATCTCAACGGCGCTCGACTTATTGAGTTTCAATTCTTTGCCGAGAATCTGTTCTAAATCATTCAGAACGTTCCGCCTGATAGTTCCTAGGTTCGCCCCGCCAATGATAAAATTCAGGCCCATGTTTTGATACTTGCTGACGTGAGCAAGAAACGCCAAAAGAAGCACGAATGTTTTTCCTGCCCTCTTTGCGCCGCTACAAATTAGAATTTTGGGTTGCTCCTTTATGAAACTGTCCCACACTTCTTTTTGCTTTTTATTCAATTCCATCGGCATTCACCATTCTCCTCAACATTGCGGCAATATCATTTTCTTGAGTGTTTCCGTCGCCGCCGTTAACAGCCTTCTTCGTCTTCTCGATATTCAAGCGCATCTGTTCCAATTTGAGACGCCGCTCATCTTGCTCATGCGCCAGCTGGTCGAACTGCTTGATCAGACTCCGGAGCTCCCCCATTGCCCGAGATTGAGCGTTCAGGAATTTTGCATGACGATCCCAAGCGAATTGAAACTCCCATTCTCGCTCATCGCCAAACATACCTGGCTTCTCTTTTTTCAAAACTTTGGTTACATCATCTTGATCCTGCACAAACATAATGCGTTGCGCCCGTAGAATGGCCGCGTATTGAATCTGAATCTGGTCCCATATCATATCAGCAGGGGAACGCTCCTGAATCTCTTCCATGATTTCAAGCGTTTCTTCCGGCAGATACTTTGAGAAGAACCCATGTGTTACAGCGTTTTGATTTCTTGCCGGAGCCGCCCCGCCGCTATTTCCTAATGCGTTTTTGTTGCCGGGTTGCCCGCCTATTTTTGTGTGCACACTTTTTTCAGTGGGTGCACCCTTTTTCCTTTCCCAACCATGCCGCTGCTTCCACGATTTAATGGTGTTCACTGACACCCCGTACTTCTCGGCAAGGTCCTTGTATTTCACGCCTTTGGCGTAATCCTTATACGCCTGAATGTGCTTTTCAGCCATCTACATTCACCGCCGCCCCCTTCTGATTCGTGTTTGTTTTGGAATTATCTTCGTGCTGATTTCATTGGATTGATTCTTAATTCCTTATACAGCTCTTTTCTCAGTTGTTCTCGGCGTCTGTCTTCATCTGTAATCAGAACAGGCCTATAAGCAGGTATTCCAGCACTCAACGAAAAATTTCGTTCAGCTTGTAATTTCATTATTGTGCCTCCCTTTGAATTGTGTTGTTTTGTAACTTTTCTCCCTGTAAAATAATTAGCAAAGCCAAAAAATAAATAAGAGGTGATGAAATTGTTAATGCGTAAATACGAGAATAACTGTTCATGCGGGCAACCATATATAATGGAATATGAGGGTGAATATCCATTTGCTGAAAGATTTAAAACCACTTGCCCTAACTGTAATCGAGAAATTTCCCAAAAAGCATCTGTTCTTTCAATTAATTTTGTGTTTAATAAAGAGTGGAAAGGTAATCAATGAAGCACTCTTTGGAGTGTTTTTTTATTCTCTCTAAACCGACACCGCACTCAGACCGTTAACCGCCAATTGTTTTTCTGAGATTTACCGGAATCAGTTTACAGAGAACATAAAAAAGCACCCCGAAGGATGCTTCTTTTAACTCTTTGATAAATAATCTTTTACATAATCAATCATTTCAGTTTGTTGTCCTCTAGCCTCGTCATTAAGTGGGACCCAAGGAATAAAAATCGGTTTTTCGCCAAACACTTCTGCTCTACCATAATAACCGTTTTCATCTCTAGCAATATAGACGTCAAAATGGATCGTATTTCCCGGTGTTTTAAAATTATCGATTTTCACATAAATATGACTTTCGATATGATAAATTTTCTGTTCCAATCTTCTCACCTCCCACCTTATTATCGGATAAGGAGTGTGACAAGGGAACCATTCGCAAAATTTGTCGAACGAAAGCGCCCTTCATAAATAGGTGGCAACCGTAAGACGAAAAAACACCCTTTTGACAGGGTGCAATCAACGTTTCTTTTTATAGCCTTCAATATCTTTTCTCAAGAATAGGCGATCTCTGTTCGTAGTTTTAATCGGAACCAATGTTTTATAATCCACCAGCTGCTTGAGGTTCTGCCGGCTGCATCCTATTATCTCAATGGCTTCAGATGTCGTTATGACCTCTTTATCCATAAAATCTCTCAGCTCGTCTATACTCTCAAAAATAAACTTAGCCATTTCGGAGGTTTCTCCATTTTAGGGTTATATTAATTATAGTCAATACCAACCAGATCATTGCCAAAATCATAGTAATAATATCGAGAGTGCTGAGATGACCATAATTAAAATTAGTGAACAATATCACAAACAGAATAAAGAATAAGATCGTTGAACCATCGATTAATTTTTTCATATTTGCTCATTTCCTTCTATGTTTTTGAAAATCCAAAATATCCTCTTTCAGAAAAAGCCTGTCCCGAGGCATTTCTTTCATCGGCTCTAATTCCCCGCTTTTAACTAACTGGTTTAGGTATTGACGAGTGAAGCCCAATATTTCAATTGCTTCGCTTGTATTAACGGTTTCCTCATTTAAGAACCGTTTAATTGCATCGCGTTCTTTAAGATTGTACATAATATCATCCTCTTTGAATTCCCTAATTTGTAACAATAAACAATACCATTATACCTATAACAATAGTAGTCTTTAAAGATTTTTTGCAAACTTTTCTTATATTTCAATAAATAAACAACCTATTCATGCTAAACAGAATAGGCTGTGATCTGCTCTATTTTTCATTTTCAGGCGGGAACGTTCAATGTTCTTCTGCACGGTTCCTTTTTTAATCCCCAATAACTGCGCTATCTCTTCGAATGACATGTTTTGCACAGTATGCATCATGAAAATGTCTTTTTCTCTTTCGGTAAGCACGGATAGGGCATCAGCAATTCTTTCCTTATCCCAATCACTTACCTCTCCCTCAGCCTCTTGAACGATTGTGTATTCTTCCGGGAGCGCATCAATTAAGCGCGGTTCAGCAAGAATCGTCCTTTGATATGCGTCTCTTCTGTCAGCACCTCGGCGGGCGCCGGGCTGTCTTCCGTTCTGTAGCCATTCAAGAGTGAATTCAATGTCACTGATCATGCTACTGATTATCTTTTTGTCGTTGAGCTGTTCAGCCGTCAGATTGACTTCAGCCGTATCTTTGTTGTGCCGGTACATTTTTCTTGTTTCTCTTAAAGCTCGTTTGTATTCAATGATTAAATCCTGCATTCTGATTCCTCCCCTTATTTGCGTTTAAATGCGCCGCCTTTGCCTCTTTTAAGCCTTTGCATGTCTCTTGCCCCATCATTTGCAGCCAAAAGCGTTCAGATCGCTCCTGCGCGTTTTTATTGGGCTTTTTCTTTTTCTGCTTCATGTCATCCCTCCGCTCAAATAAAAAACGGACACCAATCAGAGCACAGTGATTCTGTGCAATGATCAGTGTCCGCAGGCTTTCCGTCTTGGACTGTATCTATTTATCTCAAATCCTTTTAAAAGTTTATTTCCCTCTATTCTTCAGAAAAAATAGCATAGGAGTTTAAAAGATATTCTAATCCAATATCAATACCTATTAGTAGTAAGTCTCTCTTTCTTTGATTGAATAATTTTTCTAATAATATTTTTTTATCTTGAGAATTTGAATAATGGATTTTCCTGTGACAATTAGGACATAATGATACAATATTATTTACTTTATCCAAATTAACTTCAAATTCATGTTGCATATGCATCGGAATTAGATGATGGGCTTCCATAAATGGATTTTTACTTGACTCAGAAAAAAATGTTTCGTGCGAATTATCAATCTCACATTTGAATTTAGCTTTTTTGATTGCTTCTTTGGCTTTCTTTGGGTTTCTCGGCCAAATATTCTTACCATTCATTTTTTTTGGCTCTTTCCTTGGTTCTGGCCCTTCATCTGGATGGAGAACAATCTTAGAATAATCTGAGTCTATAGCTTCCTGGTAACTATCAATAATCTCATCGTCTTCAGAAAGAAAAAAGTTATGATTAAGGTCATAAATAAGCTCCCTTAAATCATTGTATCTTTTCATTTTGGTGTCTAATAGATCTTTTTTGATATTATTAAAACCTTGAGGAGTAAAATTTGCTTTATAGCCGAAAAAACGAGCAAATCTTTTTGTATCAATATTCACTGGTTTCAAATCTTTTATAAAATAGACATACTCATAGGCCTGGCCTAATTTATTAGTTCCCCATACCTCTTGTGCTAATAGAGAATTTCTTGTCTTTGCAAAAATTGTCCCGGAATAATAGAAAACTCCTTTAGAATAGGCAAGAATTTCGTCTCCCTCTTTTAATTTATTCCAACGACTAATATTGCTTTTTCCGGGAGTTGCTCCCCACATATGAACATACTCATCAGAACTGTTCCTTTTTAATTTATCAACAACTTCCTCATTCATATATTTTAATAAGGGTTTGATATGATATGAATTTTTAATAGTATCAAAAAAATGTTTTTGTGCTTCTTTATCGCTTGCTGTGAAATAGTAAAGCATTTTCCCACCCCTAAAAACTTGTATATCTAATATGGACTTTAGATTTCCGCTTAAATTAACTTAATATTTGTCTCAATTCTTTAATTGTCGGCCATGGTCTTTTTCTATGCAACATTCTATGACAATTTGAACATACTAGTATTAGGTCTGACATATTGGTTTTGCTACCTTCAAACTGATAATCTGAAATTGGAACAGTATGATGGCATTCGATGAATCCCCTACCTAATTCTCCATATGTCTGATAAAAATCAAAGCTACAAACAGAACACCTTAGCTCATTATTTTCCATTGCTTTCTTTTTTAATGCTTTGACAACTTTACAATTTCTCTCCCTATACCTATGTAATCTAAAAAGCACTTTTCCTTCAGGAAATAATTCATCTTCTTCACTTGCCTCTGCTACAGCCGCGAAAGCTCCGACTTTTACAGCCTGTCTAATTTTAGATGCAACTACCTCCAGCATAGATCTATTTCCAGAGAACTCTTCCCATATGACTTTTTCTAATTTCCCACCCCTAACTAGCCCTGAGCCTGGTGCGTCAGGGTCTAGTCTTTTAAAATTATTGAGTTTCATACTTACACCGTTAGGATTACGGAAAGTTTCCTCTTTTTGTTTATCACTTGATGATAACTGGTTTAATATCTTACTAAGTTTTATAATTTCGTCATTTGTTGAGGAAATCTTCGACGCCGGCAATTTGAAATAAAGATCAAGAGCCAATATAAGTTCATCTCTATTCCACTTTGGATTTTTCATGAAGTTCACCCAACTTCTCTATTTTTTGGATATATAATTTATACCATAAAAAATAGGAAAAATCTGCTGAGGCACTACCGCGTTTCCCAATGCTATACTTCGGTCCACCCGATTGGGAAACCCATCATCCACTCCAACAACTGGGGATTGATGTATTTTCCAGTAAGATTGGGAAACAGATGGCCCAATCCCCCGGGCAAGATTACCCCGTGTGTTCCGTTCGCTTCCGAAGGTGCTAAAGCTCTGATAGGCTTGTGATTCTGACTTGCGGCCGGAGTTGGCAACAACAAATGTCCTGTATCTTTGATGCGGTGCGCCAACACTGACAGCCGGTAATACGAATACCCTTGTTTGGTAATCTTCACTTTCCAAGTCGGATAGGACTGTGTCCAAGCCCATTGTGATGTGTCCAGCAACATTTTCTCCAACAACCCAATCTGGGTGCAGTTCTTTTGTGAGCCGAAACATTTCAGGCCATAGCCATCTATCGTCCCGCTTTCCTTTTCTCTTACCGATAACACTTTCACCCTGGCAGGGATATCCTCCGGAAAGAATGTCAATTGTTCCACCTGGCTCGATCACTCCTTTTTCCTCTAAAAGTTGTCTGTTCAAAACGTGAACATCATCGAAGATAGGAACACCTGGGAAATTTTTGTTTAAAACCTTCTGGCAATAAGGGTCACGCTCGCAGAATGCTACCGTCTCAATGCCGGCCCATTCAGCTGCTAGAGCGATTCCCCCAATGCCCGCAAATAACTCAATGCTTTTCATCCCGTCATCCCCAACATTCCCGGCAGGACAGAGACAGCCAGGAAGAAGAGTCCCACGCATCCCCCAACCAGCCAGATATTTGTTTTATCCCGTTTTGCGATAATAGTATCGCCGATCATTTTTAGATCGTCAGACCGAGCGACAAGCGTCGGGATGTAATCCGGATGAACCTTTAAAAGCTCGGCCGCCTGCTCGACAGTCATTGCTTCGTCCTTCGTGGCCTTCACGTTCCGCTGGAGTTCTACTTGTAATGGCATCATTCCGCATCACCCTCCAATTCGTTTTGGGCAACTGTTATCGCGAAACTCAGATTAGTAATGATCTTTTCTAATGCCTGTTTGTATCGTTTTCTATCCCCGCTTAGATGCTGAATGTCCTTTTGTGCCTGTCGGAATTGATGAACTGTTACTTCCTGCTGGCGCTTGTTTTCCTCGATGATTTCCTGCTGCTTAACAGTCAGCTCAGCTTGCTCAATAAGCCAAGCAATTTCCTTCTGAGGAATGTATGTCAGTTTTTTCAGACGTTCAATTCTCTCTTTCATGCCCGTTCCTCACCCCCGCAGGGGAAACCCCTGCTATTTAAATTTATGGCCGATCTCGTAATCACAACGAGCCAGGCCGCCTTTTATTGTTTGAATGATTGTTTTACCGTGTTCCGGGGCGTCCATTAGATGAGCAGTCCCTTCAGTGCCATCTAAAACGATGATGCGGACTTTCCCCGGCTCGATGCTTTGCTGAATAGTTGTTTCATGATTTTTTATTTCTGTTGGCTTGTTCACTCTGGCCGCCCCCTGTGCTATGATAGAAGTACCAGTTCATATCAAAGGCACTGAGGCGCAGCTTCGGTGCTTTTTTACGTTTTACGACGGCAGCCGCATCGTCACGCCGGCAGACGGCTTTAATTCCTCGCGGTAGATGATCGGATGCTTTTGGACGTAAGCTGCCAATTGCTCCGGAGTCATTTTCCACTTCTTAACTGGACCAGGCTTGTATGGATCGATTTTTTCTTTCATAGCGATAACCTCCTGAATTGATTTAGTTTTCAAGCACCAAACTTTTGCCGCAAAGCGTTATGGCAGGATTTCCGTTATAATGACTTCCACTCGGGGTTCTTCACTGTAAAACTTGCTAACTTTCAGATCGACTACCTGGCTATCATCCCGGTAAATCAGATGATTCAGGGCGTCTTTAACTCCCTTTACATAGTTGTCAACGTCCGGCTTTGTTACGGGACGCAGGAGACCCTTTTCCGCATTTTCTCTTTTTGTCTTGGATTTAGAAATTTCTTTCGTCATTGGTCTGAATACTCTGACATCCATTGCCACAGGTCCCGTAATAACTTGTTTTGGCCGATACTGTGACGCCACCAGCGCAACATATTGTTTAAAATTCTTTGATTTCAAAGGATCACGCATTTTAACCTTGCCATTTATAACAGATCCCCTCGGCCTCCCCTGTGCAACAGGCTCGCCGTAAACTATAAACTGAATGGAATCCAACCGTCATTACCTCCCGTCAATTTGTTCCCAGTGCTGAATCTGCTTTTCCTTGTATGGTGCAGTGAGGATGATGGCCGGCAGCAGGATCACCGCTTTAAGCACTGTGCATCAGCTCCATTTGTTTGATTTTTTCCTCAAGCACCCGGATCGCCGGGGTAAGGTCCTGGCCGGCCGTTTGCTCGGCGGGCCCGAACAGATACATTCCGTCGGTCGCTGTGAAATTCGCTTTTTCTGTCATTCCCAATCTCCTAACCTATGGTTTAATTGCATCCGGTCGCCCTTAATGATCACCGTGTAATCTCTGCACATTTGATGAATCCGGGAGCCCAGCGCCTCGTCGATATCCAAAATTTCGCCCGTATCAAGCTCGGAAGAGATTAGCAGAGGCTTATGATTCAGGTACCGATAGTTCACAACCGATTGAATTTGTTCCACTTGCCAATCCGTCGCCCGCGGCTCCCCCTTCACTGGCTTGAATAAATCATCAATGAACAGAACCTCAGCTTTCCGCATGGCGTCGAGCTTTGTTTCCAGCTGGTCAAAGTCGTTTCGCAGATCGCCCATTCCCTCAACGTACGGGAAATACATGCAGTAAATTGATTTTTTCTTGATCAGATTGTTCATGATCGCCGTTAACAGATGCGTTTTTCCGCTGCCCGGTTGCCCGAGCAAAGCGATGCTGTTTGAACGATTTCCCCTGATGCTCTGAAAATCCTTATAGTATTCCACCGCGCACTCATAAGCATCCTTGATCATGTCCGGCTTCCCGTCCGTAATGAAGTTTCCGAAAAGGAGCTTTTCAAATTCATCCGTAATGCCGCTGGCCTTCATAAGCCGCGCGATCTTTTTTCGTTTTACACACTCGCATTGCTTAGAAAATGTGGTTTTCCATTCCCGGGCCTTATCCGGCAAGCATACTTTCCCCGCGAGATAATCCTCTTCCCTGACCATTTGATCGGGGGCCAGGATCTCCATTGTCTTATGCTCTTTTCTCAGCTGACGCTCGGTGTCTTGGTGAATCCGGTAAACGATAATGCCCTTATCCTTGCATTCAAGGCACTCATATTCAGCCTTTTCTTCTGAGGCGGCCTGTCCCGTTGAAGATGCCGCTGACCGATCCCGGAGCTTGGTTAGAATGGCCTTCATTGCCGCGTCCATATCTTGCGTTTTGCGAGCTTCCATACTGCTGTTTCTCCTTTCGTCTCTGGCTGAATGGGTTTGAGAGGATTGCTTCAATATAATTCAAATTGACGTTGTTGCCCTTGTTTCTGAAAGCCTGTTTCATTGCCTCCATGACTTTCTCTTCGCCGTAATCATCCACCATATACCCGAGCCGCTGAACCTCCATCGTGCCAATGGTGCGGGCTGTTTTGTTTTCGAATAGTTCAAATGCGTTTTTCATTTTTTCGTCAACCTCCTGCTGTCCTAAAGGTATTGGAGCCGGGTCTATCTTCTTGTTGTAATTTCCAAGCTGTATGTACTCTGCATAATTCAACACCGTCACAATGAAACCGCGTTTTTGCGGCAGCCGGTCCAGCTTCAAATACTCTTGCTTTACCATCCGATCTAACGAGTATTTGATCTGATCAGAAGACCAGTTGAAGCGCTTGGCTAAATCTACAAGCTTAACGATTGTCTGCCCGAGCTTTAGTTCTTGATCTGCCCTGTACTCCGCCCGTTTGAATAAATAATCGTATATTGTCTCATCGCGTGAATCTTTAAAGGGCAGCCGAGGCAGGACCACATACCCTAAACCTTGCATATCCATGCCGCTCACCTACTTCCTTTCACACAGTGCTGTCAGAGCCTTGAAATCTATTTCTACTAATCTCAGAGACGGCTCATTTGTCTTTAAGTAGTCAGTCGTGTACCGGGAATACAAGTCCTTTCTCATGTCGCGCTGAACCGTTTTGACCAGCCAGAGATAACAATGCGGGATAGGAATCCTGATCAGCTCCCTTTTCATCAGCTCACCAACTCCGAAAAATGGATGATGCTGTTCAGTTGATTAGTGGCCCGGCAATACTTGCATTTTTCGCATCGCTCTGGCTTCTCTCCGCCGTGTTTCACTTGCAAAATCCGATCCATCCGCTGCTCAATCTCTTCAAGCTCTACTTCCATCCTGCCCCCATCAATATTGATGACAGCTTTATCAGGTGGATCTTCTTTTGAAACCCCTACGATCAGGGGCTCAAGCCATTCGCTCCGTCCAGTCATTCTTTTTTCAAGCTCAGCATACAATGCCATTTGTGCAATATAGCCATTTGCCTCGACGAATGAGCAATAGCCTATTTCCGGATGCCAAACCCTCTCCCGGAGTGAACGGGCTGTTTTCAGATCGGCAAAACGGCTGCCGGCAGGGTTGTATACGTCCAGCTTGCCTTTCCACGGGATGCCGAACAGTTCAGCCGATACGATAACTTCCTTTGCTCCTTGCAGAATGAACATACAGAGTTCGTCATGTTGAATTGCCTCAATCATCAGGTCAGCTAACTGATACTGTTTGTACAGCTGGCCCTTTTGTGTAAAAAGTGATGGGGTGTTCTTTTTAAATTCATCAAAAGCCTGTTCACCTTCAAGCCAGGCATGAACGTATTGGCCGAAGAGGAGCGCCTCCGATGTAGGCGGCGTCCATTCTCCGTTCAACTTTGCCATCGTGGCAGCCTCGCATTGCAAAAAGCTTTTATATTGAGAATTTGACATGTAGTGTCTATCAATCTCGTTAGAGTAATAATTCTCCTTGCTCAGCGCCGGTATCCGCATTAGCAGGATCACCCGCCTTTTCTTTACTATCAGCAGGCTTGTCAGCTTGCTCTTTCTGCTTTTTGAATTCTTCCTCAGCCTTTGACTTAGTCGCGCCTGTGGCCTTCACGTTGAAGTAATCCTCTTTCTTCGCCATCCCATCACGCAGGGACGTGTAAATACGACCAATTTTCAAGAAATCTTGTTCAGTGAAGGCATCAACGTTACTGCCGATATACTCCTGAATCATTTCCTTAGTGATGCCAAACTCTTTTTTAAAAAGGGAGAAGGCGCTTCTTAGCCGGTCTTCCAGTGGTTCCTTATGACCGCTAATCAATGTTTTTTGACACATATCTACCGCCGCATCAACGATGTCGCCCGGAATCACTCCAAGTATGCAGGCGCGAACCCGGCGAGCTCCCTGATTGGCAACCATTTCGTAAATATCCCTCGGATCATCAAGTTTTGTAATGGCACCCCGCGCCTTCCGTTCATGCTTCACAGTGAATATTTTGGTTTGCCGGGTATTCGTTTCAAGATCCCAAGCGTAAGCCATGACAGATGATTCACCGGCCTTTTGTTCCAACTCCATAATTCCGTAATCAATGTTCCCCCAATTCTGAGCCAAGGCCTCCGCCAGCCGGATAGATGGACCGGAAACCTTTGTGCCGCCGCGAGGATATTCATACACCGCATTCTCGGCCAAGAGCCTCCGTTCGCATGCTTTTTTAATCCGGTCAAACGCCGCGTATACGTCCCGTGGGAATTTCTTTGCGATGACCATTGCCGCCTGTACTTCTTGAGCCTGTCGGCTTACCATCGCTTCCGAAGTCACGCCAGTAGCCTGCTGGGGCGCCGGCATGTAATCTGAGTAATCTACCTGTGATAATCCATTCATTGTGCTTCTGCCACCTTTCTTTTGTATGCTTCCGTTCCAAGCCGCTGCCATTCCCGATAGTGGTCCATTGAAGGGAAACTAAACTGCGCTTTACCGTTTTTGGCGAATACAATTGAACCGCCTACCTGTCTTAAACGTTGCTGATCCTCAACACGCTCACTGAATGCGACTTTAACTGCTTTAGCCATGTATAAAACCTCCATTGTTTTTTATGGGGCGTTTTGGTATAATAGGAATACAATCAATTATCAAAATGCCTTACCTAGTCCACTCTGCAAAGTGGGCTTTTTTTATTGCGCTGAATGAAACTTAAATCCCAGTTGCTCCTTCAAATAGCGTTTGAGATTGTCTTGTAAAATCACCTCGCCGCTGTCGATTACATAATTATCTGCTGACGTTACTTCATCCCCGAAAAAGTCCTTTTTTGTTTCAGGTTCAGTCGTCTTGTCATGCCAGTTGTTCAAGACCATCGGATTTTCAATATTCATCGCGAACACCTACTAACAACACTCAGGTGAATCCCGTGGGCTGCCATATTTAAAACGGTTTGATGTAAGTGCCCTTTATTGGCCAGCCTATTAATATCCTCTGCAATAACCTTGATGCTCCCTGCAAGACTGATAGCTTCTTCGTAATCGCCATCCCGTAACGCCTCCGAAAGCAAGGTAGAGAGCTCTTCCACCGACTCGATTTTTCTTTTTGCTGAATCTGCATCCGATTTAAGAAATTGATTGATTTTCATACCAACAATGCCTGCCTTTCCTCTGTTTTTGCCATCGCAACCTGATTCACTAGCGCTTTACGGGTCCATCTTTCGGCCAGCTCTTTCATATTCAGACCATGACTGCGGGCCAGCGAATATATCAGCGTTTTGTTTGCTGGGATCAGATCAAAAATCTGTTTAATATCGGCCATGGGCAGTTCTTCTGCCTGTCCGCTCGGTCTATCATTTGCCAGCCAGCGCGCTAAATGCTTTGTGGCTTGCAATGCTTCTTCAAGCTGGTGAATCATGTTGATTACCGCTGCGCTTGCGCTCTCGTTAAGAGCTGGGTCTATTGGAGCCGCCGTTGTCGGGTGCAGCCGAAAAAGGTAATGTACAAGATCAATATGTTCATAGGCCTCGCACGCCTCAAACCATCTGATGCATAATTCGGGGGTCAGCTTACTAAAACCATTTTCAACATCGGAAACGTAACGTTGATCCTTCCCGCCTATCAAACTGCCGATCTGATATTGTGTAAACCCGGCCGCTTTACGAACACAGCGCATGATCTTCGGTAAATTCCGCAAGTTGTACGGATTGTTCTCCATATGTTTGCCTCCTGATATATTCAGCTGTTTGCTGTTAAAATTTAATTAGAGTCAAAAGATGTTTTATTGTATTGGCTTATGATTTTTTCGAATATCCGGCCTCATGTCTCTAAATTTCGCTTTGTGGCCACAATAAAAACGAACATTTACTCTATAGAGCCTCTTTCATGATTGCTTGTTCTTGAGCTTCGATCCATGCATCAATATTGTGTTTGGTAAAGAAAATCCGATTTCGCACACGAAAGTGAGGAATTTGTTTTTCTCGAACCATTGTGTAAATTGTGTCATGGTGAACACCCAGGTAATCAGCAGTTTCTTGAACAGTTAATGTGTTACGTATCATAATCGGCCTCCTAAGTAACGCGTCATTTACTCGTTTCGTGTAACTTTTGATCAAAAAAAATCTCATCGACATCTTTATTCAACAACTTGGATATTTGATGTGCTTTTTCAAGACTTGGCTTTGTACGACCCATTTCTATATTCGCATAACCGCTTACAGATCTGTAGCCGAGCTTTTTAGACATAAAGGTTTGGGTCTTTCCTTGAGAAATTCTGGTCGCCCGTAATTTTTCTAACACTATTAACTCACCACCTTACTCTTTTTGTGTAACTCGTTAAACCCATAATAATATACACAATAAGGGTAAGTTAATATATTTTTATTCTTTTTGTGTAAGTTATTATCTGTTGTGTGTAAACCATGTTAAAATTTACACACCAAATGAAAAAAGGTGTATAATAATGGATAATATAACAGGGAAAATTCTAACTGAATTAAGAGAAAAAAAAGGTTGGAGCAAATCTTTTGTCGCAAAAAAATTGGGTATAAAAACAATGTCTACATATGCGAATTGGGAGTACGGTTTAAGGAAACCGGATGGCGAGATGCTTGTGAGAATTGCAACCCTGTATGGTGTAACTACTGACTATCTCCTAACTGGAAAAGAACCTAATCAATTTAATACTGACCTTTTCGATGATTCTGATTTACAACTCGCCTTTAGAGAAGCTCGTGATTTCTCAGAAGAAAGCCAAAAACAAGCGATTGATTTTATAAAGTATCTTAAAGAAAAAGAAGAACGCGAAGGACGAAATTCTAAAAAGAAATAAAACCCCGGAGTATACCGGTATTATTTAATACTGTTATTACGTTAAATTCTGTTTACTAATAAGATCTGAATTCTCTTCCGGATTGGTCCTGAATCCCTTCTGGAAAGGTAATATTTACAAGCCCTCCCCCCCTTATAAAACAAAGGTTTCAGCATTTAATCTCTTCCGGATTCTCTTCCGAACTGATTCGGGATTCTCTTCGGAAAAAATCAGGATAAATCCGAGTGTTAAACTCGATTACATAAAAAAATCATCATTAATTAAAGGGGCATGCAAATTGGCTTTTACATTTAAAAATGAAGAAGTTTATAATAGTGTAGCTAAAAAGAAAAGAAAGGCAACAGGGGCATTTAGAAAAACATACTATGCTGCACAAACATTGCTAGGACAAAAAAATCAAGTAATGATGGAAGTTATTTTCGGATTTTTGACTGGTCCACAAGTCAGTAATCAAGGGTTAATTATCGCAACAAAAGAAAATTTACATCTTGTAACTGATAAGGCTGGAGGTCACAAAATAATAAGTTGGAATTATGAAGAGGTTATAAGTATTTCAGTTCTAAAACATACTTTCACTGGTTTTACACTTGAATTTAAAACAGCTAATGGTGATTACCTAATTAAAAGTATCATGGAAGGTGACCATGAAAAACTTATAAATTATGTTAGGAAGTCAGTTGTCACAGCAAACAGGAAAACATCGACTGAAAACACCTCTAAACGTCCCGATGAAAAACCAATAAATTCTGATTTTGATTTTGTTGCTTCCGAGATTAGAAAATATGCAACTTTGAAAGACGAAGGGCTTATTACCGAGGAAGAGTTTACAGCGAAAAAAAAGAAACTTTTAAATATATAAAGTCTGAATTTTCGGGCTAGCGTCATCACTCAAGAAGAATATGAAGTTATCTGTAACAAGGGCGGTTGATAAAGGTGCTTGAACAAAATATTAAGTTATATGTTGAATCTTATTTATCCCAGTATAATCAAATAATTGATAGTCTATATAAGACAGCCTACTCAACAAATCCAGAAGCCTTTCGTTTAAAAGATAGATCCAACATAAAAATTTATTTGATAAAGTTATCTTCACTTCTAGGGAGCAACAATACCTTACAACTTTATTTAACCTACGAAAAGAACAAAAATCTTGAATTAGAAATAGTTGATTTAACAAATAAAGAACTTTACGATGATTATTCAAGTTTTAGCTCACTTAAAAAATTTATATTTGATAAATCAGGAGAAAAAGATGGGTTAAAAGAAAATAATATTATATATAGCGACAATATCTCTTTTTACAAAAAATCATTATATGAAGAGAAAGATGATTTCGTTTCTACCCTAGACTCCAACGAGTGGCAGGAAACAATAAAAGCGCAAATGCATATATTAGCATCTGACGAAGGTAAAAGTTTTATTAAACACGTTAATCACCCTGTAAGTTACTATGCAAAAAATGCTGCTAGGTATTCTTATTCTCTTCTTGATTTAAAGGCGATTATAGATACAGTAAATGACGAGGATTTTAGTTATCAAATGGACCAAGCTATCGCGGCTTACGAAAATTCTTTATACCTGGCCTCTTGCGCTACTCTAGGTGTATGTCTTGAAACGTTGTGTAAATTGTTACTGAAAGAAAATGGTGTAAAGGTAAAAGATAGTGATGGCACTATGTTAGACAGACTCGGCGAGCGTTTAAGAGAACAGAAAATCATCAGCTACAAATTCAAAAGCCGCATAGATGTATGCTATAAAGTAAGAAACTTATCTTCACATACAAGTCCAGGCAAAGTGTTGCAAGGAGATTGTCATTTTATTATTGCTACTATAAACGAAATTGTTGATACCTACTTCAAATGAGAAAGTCCGTTCAGGGCTTTTCTTTCACACCAAAAACAGAACATACATTCCCTCCATGGTGGTGTTTTTAATGTCAATCCAGTTATCGTATCTTGAAGAAGAAGTGAAAAAAATCTATTACAAATTAAATATTGAGACTCCTGAAGACATTGATTTAGAAAGGATTGCCGCGGCATTTCGTATCTGGCTGCATTATGAGCAAAGAGAAAGCTGCATGTTTCAAATCAACGGTGAGTATAGCGTCGTCCTTGATGCTCGTGCCTCTCCACAAGAACAGTGGCAAGACTTTGTTCATGAGCTATGCCATGTCTTAAAACATACTGGAAACCAATTTCACATGAATAGAATGTTCAGGCAGCTTCAGGAATACCAGGCGAACAGTTTCATGTATCACTTCTGCGTACCAACGTTCATGCTCATAAAAATGCAGCTGCCCCGTCTTAAATCAGAGGCCATTAAATTAATAGGAGATACATTTAATGTGACATATTCCTTGGCCGCTAAACGGCTAGAAATATTCAACAGAAAACAGTTTTCAATTCTCTGGCATAAAAAGCTCCATCAAATAAGTAAATTGAATGTTAGGAGGTAGCCAAATGGCTAGTATAGAGCCCCGTGGAAAAAACTCTTTTAGATTAATTGTTGAGAATGGTTACGATGCCAAAGGTAAAAGGGATAGAAGAAAGAAAACAATTCGCATAGAAGACCCAAAGCTATTAAAGACTAAACGAAAATTACAAGAGTATCTTGAGGACCAGCTGCACCGTTTCAGAATTGAAGTAGAGGCCGGCGAATATATTGCCCCGGAAAAAGCTACTTTTGAATCGTTTGTAGAGAAGTGGGTTGAAAAGAAACTCTTTAATAAGAATGGTAAGCCTTACTCTTTTACAACATCCGTCAAATATTCAAATCACTTAAAAAATCACATTCTTCCAGCATTAGGTCATAAAAAAATAGACAAAATAAAAAGCCTTCATATTGTTGATTTTATAGATGATTTATCTAAAGATGGGGCTAGAAAAGATGGAAAACCTGGCGGATTAGGTGATCAAACAATCAAAGATATTTTTAAAATCTTACAAGCATTATTTAAAACTGCCACAGAGGAATGGAAATTGATAAAAGACGATCCTATTGAGGGATTGAGTTCGCCAGAAGCTGAGAATAAAGAAATGAACTTTCTTGAATCTGACGAAGCAGCTGAATGTATTAAAGTGTTGTATGAAATAGATATTAAATGGCGCTTATATTATCTTGCAGCTCTGATCGGAGGGCTTCGTAGAGGTGAAGCTCTTGCCTGTGAATGGCACTTGGATGTAAATTGGGACAAAGGTGGAATATACGTAAATAGATCAATTTCTAAAACAATTAACGGAGAGCCTCATGTCAAAAGCCCAAAGTCAAAAAGTTCTCAACGATTCGTCAAAATGCCTGATTTTTATATGAATGAGCTGGCTAAATATTATCGCTTATGGAAAAAAGAAAAATTATTGCTTGGCGATGCCTGGGAAGGCGGAGAACATCAATATGTGTTTCACAGTGGTAAAGGAAAACCTTACTACTATACAACCCCTACCGCAAAATGGACTAAAATCAAAAAGAAGTACGGACTAAAAGATGTTCGTCTTCATGACTTGCGGCATACTATGGTGGCTCTCCTTATGGAAGCTGGCGAAAGTCTCAGTGCTATTCAACGAAGAGCTGGACATGCCAGTGCTCGAACAACTAGTGATATTTATGGTCATGTTACCGAGAAACTCGAAAATAGCACAGTAAAACACTTTAACCAGTTCGATCCTAGAAACCTAGCACAAAAACAGAGTTGA